TGTTGTTGCCCAGCGCGAGCCACATCCGCCATAGCGGCGTCAATCACCGACTGCTCGTATGGGTTCATGTAATCGCCAATAGCTGACGGATCAAACTCTGCCGCAGACCCTTGAAGGCCGGATATACCAGCCTGTGCCGCGCTTAAACCAAACTGGCCTAGCTCGTCAGCCGCACTACCAGCCTTTAAAATGTTCTGCGCGGTCTGCTGCCCTTGGCTTTCCATGCGCTGCCCGTATTCAGGCAACTGTTCCAATGCCCCAAGACCTACGCCCTCGGCCTTTCGACCTAAATTCATTACGTCTGCGCCTGCACCCATACCTGCGCGTTGTGCTAACGCACCAATGTCTTGGATGTCAGAAGCCGATCCAGTCAAAGCAGATTGTCCTGCCCCAACCTGACCTAGAATATTTTGTGCGGTTTCCTGCCCAGCTTGTACGCCCATGTTTGAAGCGTCTGCTATTCCGCGAACTCCACCCGCCGCAGCAAGTTCACCACGTTGCCCAGCTTCTATTACGCCTTGACGGCCTAGCGCAGCAACATCTACTCCGGCTTGAGCAGCCGCTTGTACTTCAGGAATTGCACCTTGTAATTGCTCAACAGCAAAATCACGATAAGGAACAGCCCCAGTATATGAGTCCGTCACCATTTGCTGCGCCGCAGCTAACGGGTTGTACCCCTGCTGCATTGTTTGCAACGCAGTACCAAGGCCCGTGACCCCCGCTCCTACGCTTCCGGCTCCCGCTTGTAGCATTGGCAAGTACGAACCAACCCCAGATTGCGCTAATTGCGTTGCTTGTGTTTGAAGAGGAGTTCTGCCTGCAACCTGTCGGTTAGGCATTTGAAGGTCAGCAAGTTGTTGGTCGGTTAATTGTCCCGAACGAGCTTGGTACTGACGCATTGCCTCGTCGAGAATCCCAGTATAGTTGGGATCCGCCGTAGACATATAGTTTTTCATCCAATCAGGAATATCCTGAATGCTTGTTTGTGTACTACCTTCGGCCATTATGCTGCACCTCGCTCAAAATCTCGCATCATGGCGTACATTTTAGCCGCGCCCTGCTCTCGATTACCGTTTCCTGCGCCTTTAACTGCGCGTTCTGTCATTACAAATTCACCATCAGACAACGCGGCGTCCTGCACAGGCTGTCCATCTTGGTATATCGTAGCCGGAATAGAATCGCTGCGCCCCGTCCCTGGGCCCTCGATGTATCCACCTTGGGCAAAACCATCAGAACGCGGAGGCAAGCCATCAGGGTATTCAAATTGATGCTTGCGCCTAAACATTTCTTCGTATTCGTCTCGGGCCTCTGGAGTGCTAAAGCGTCTTCCAGTATATCTATCGACATACAACTCTTGATTTAAACCGCTCTTTGGTTTCGTAAGCTCCTCAACCGCACCAAGGGCCGTGAGCCCCGTATAAAGCATCATCGGATTACCTCCGAGAACCTTGTCCATAATACCTTTTTCAGCAACCTTCTGTGAGCCTTGAGCTAAGAGGTTAGCTTGCGTTGTGCCTTGTATTGCTTGAGCCGCTGCTTGTTGAGTTGCCATCTGTTGCAAACCAGCCTGCGTACCTAAACCAAGAGATCCAAACCCTCCGGTAATTGCGCTTCCAATTCCAGAGCCTTGTATCGCAGGACCAAAGACCTTGGCTCCAACTCCAGCAATCAAAGCGTCTTTAATAGCGTCTTTAGGTTTCTTCTTATCAATGATTAAACCGCCCAAGCCGGATCCAATGGCCGAGGCTACCGCTCCACCGCCGGGAATTAATAACCCCGCTATGCCACCTAATATAGATCCTAAACTCATTACGCTTCCCCTTTGATAGCTTCAGGCGCGGTCACAGTAATCATCGTGCTACGTTTTTCTGCGCCTGTCCAAGCCTGTCCACAATCGGGACAATTACCATCAGGGTAGCTTGCAATTTCTTCCGGCGTGTCAACCGCGTTCGTACAGTTCACACAATGGACTGTATCAGAACTTGTCGAAGGTTTCCAGCGGGAGCCGTCTGGCATTATAATTACACTCATGTTGTCACCGTTACTGTTCCGACAGAGCCCGTAGCTTGTGAACCACGAACATACGGAGAATAAGCTAAGGGCACTCTAACATAACCATCATGGTTAAAGATAGCCCCCGGCTCCAGTCCGCTGTCATCTGTTTGAAGATTAGTAAATACCGCAAAAGTATTGCGCCCCTCCCCCGGGTTCTGCATCTGCTCCAAGTATACAGAAAACGCACGAACAATCTCTGCTAGATATTGCTGGTCATACTCTTTCGGAGCAACAGGAAAGAAAGGAAGGACAAGGTTACGAGACATTAACGCATCCCGTCTGGCTGTATATCCACCCTCGGTGAACCCAGCCGCCACGTTGTGCCTGCATCCGTTGTTTCGATCTTAAAGGCAAACGATCTACCCCTTAGTCGAACATGCACTTGCTCAGTAAACTGCTCCACCGGAACAGTTGCAGTTTTCTCCACGACCTTTGCGTTAGTCTGCAAGTAATTACCACCAGGGAAATTACGAGTCTTGAGCGTCATCGTGGCCTGTGGAGTTTGATTGGTGCTGTCGCGGAATGTTAGGTCAGGAATCATACGACGCAAGAATGCAAACTGATCCCCCTCGCCTAGATCCATCTGGCTACTCTCGATGTACGCACTGATACCACTAGCTGGGTTTGTACTACCGTCGTCAAAACCCTGCTCCTGATAATACAAGACATGATCCGATGCCGCTGCAACGGGCAGATCCTCTACACCCCGATCCAACCAGCATGTACGGTTTAACGACCCATAATACCAGATCTGCTGCTGGTAGTTGTACACAACGTAGCTGTCGTTTTCAGTGCTAGAAGCCGATGGATAGAACCACCAAACCTCAGAAAATGCTGTGTTCGTGCCCGCTGTAACTTTTTCAAGCTGATCGGAGTTAATGTTGCTAAACACATAGTCCCGAACAGTACACGGCAACCGCTGTACCGCACCGCCGTAGACATAAAACTCTTCGGCGCCCATCCAATACACGTTGTCCTCAACCGCAATAGACGCCAACGGACCAGCAATCGTGATGTTTTCAGACACAGTATTGATACCAAAGGTAAATGGTGGCCCAAGGAACTGCATCGCATGCAGCGATACATCCGTAAATACCAGTACCTGCTGTCGTGTTTCAACAGCCGTAATGATCTCGGACCCAGAACCGAGGCGCAAGTCCCCAGCCGTATTGGTCGCCGTAGCGTTCCACTCGGTTAAAGAAGCTTGGTCCGAGAACCGTATGAGCAACGGATCCTGAACCCCAGGATTAAGCTCACTGTCGCAACCAAACGCGATGATGTGCCGATCACGGTCCGAAACCAGAACCTTTTTAGCTATAATCGGAGTAGTGTTGGCACCTGTTAACGAAGCAAGTTCCACGGCTCTTGTGCTTGTGCCGTTGGTTTTGTCCCAATAGAATAAATCGCCGTCGCGCACGTTTATAAGCAGATCCTCACCAAAGTTATCATGCGACCAAATGCGAAGGGTTTGACCCGATGTGGTTAGGTTTGCAGCACTGTCCCAAGCTCCGCGACCCCACGTTCCCGCGCCCCAACCCGCGCCCGTAATTGTCGTGTCAAGGCCCGTGTTGATCTGGTATGCGCCCACGACACTAGAGCCGCCGTTCCCGCTGTCACTTGTTGACGCGAAAACAAAACCGCTAGAAACGACTCCTGTAACAGGGTCTGTAACGGTAGGAACCAAGCCTGATGAGGTAGTTATACTAGGGATGGTAGAAACCACTCGAGCTTCAATTAAGTAAGAATTAACATTTAAAACAGACGTAATTTGATATTCTTGGTTTAAAATGGCGGCTGTTATATTGTCCCCCAACGTAACAGCACCTGAAAACGTTACAAAGTCGGACTCTAAAGCGCCATGGGCAGCATCTGTTACTGTAATTGTTGCACATAAAACTGCGGCACCAGAACTGTGTGCTGCTGGTGTGGTGAGTGATTGGCCTCGTAAACAACCCTGTAATACGTTGCTTGATATAGCAGCATAAGTAATTATTTCGTTGTTTATTTTTATGCGTCCAGATTCTGGGAAACCTGTGGACGAAGATAATGTGATCTCGTCGGCATCAATAGCCACATCCGCATTTAAAGTATTCGCCGCAGCAGAAAACGTCACATCTCCCGCAGACGTAGTGACTCGGATCGGAGTAATATCGTTATATCCACCGCCCTCGTTTATGTAATACTTTAAGTGCGTACCAACGCCCAAGTACCGCTCACCTTGGAGCGCGACCCATGGATGCAATGCACGGCATGTACCTAAAAAGTAGGTGGAAGAACTAGGCTCCCACCCACCTATTTTTTCTGGAAAACCAAACCGAAACCTAACCTTATCCATATCAAACCACCCGCCCTCATTAGAGTACGACGTAGTTTCACGGTTAATTCCTGGTCGGAACTGGAGCTTGGTCAGAGGCATTCGGTACTCCCAGCATCTTATTCGGCGGCTACGTCCGTTGTATCATCTTCCAACGACGCTGTCAGCATATCCATAAAGGCTTGTTTGCCGACTTGCAGTTGGTCGAGGTTAAACTGCGCCGAACCCATTTTCCGGTCCAAGTCAGCGATGTGGTTAATCATCACCTTCTGTTGATCCGTCAGTTGGTCTTCAGTGTAGTCTGTGCCGTTGATCGAAATGGTTTTTGTTTGTTTCTCAGCCATCGTGATCTCCTTTAGTTTAAGTTAAAATTAGCTCCAAGGAACCCCAGAAGCGGTGGTTGCAGCGCGGTCAATTTGGCCTTGTACTTTAGCAGTACGGTTGGCCTCAACGCGAGCTTTGGCTTCATCGGCGGTTTCATCACCTTCGATCAAGCTGTTGTAGACCCAACCAAGCACAGTGGCTTCTGTGAGGTCAGCGTATGGAACGAAGTCGGAGCTTGATGCGTCATATGTACAACGCAGCTTGCCGCCTTCTGTGGCGCTATAGGATGGCGTACCATCGCTTTGTGCGACCAGCGACCAGTAGACGAGGAATACACCACCGTCTGAGTCTTTATGCGTCATGTCATTGACGCTCCAAGTACAAGTAATAGCCATTGTTTGTTTCTCCTTTATGGCTGGGGGTTAAGCGTTTTTGAGTTCCGCTACACGGGAACTCGACCATCAAATTGTTCCGCATCACGTTCTACACGGGTTTGGTAATCATCTCTTGCTGTCACGAGCGCAATAAAATCAGCCTTGTTGCTGGGGATAGGGTCAGTAAAACTATCATCGTTCATAAGTTGCTGCGTCCAGTTTTGCTGCATACGCTTCCAACAGTTATTGGTCTTGCCATCAACTGCGCCCTGCACCCAGTCTTGAATGTCCCTTAAATCGTTTAACAGAACCTTTTCGTCTGTATCGTTTATCGTAATTGTTACTGTAATCGCCATTTTTGTCTCCTTTATGACAGGGTTATTTCACCCGTGGTTAAGCTATGAGTGTTCCAGAAAGCCATGTGCCTGTGCCTATGTCTACTTGTACTGCGCCACCACCCAAAACCACTCGCAGAAAGCATTGATCCCCAGTTTCCATATCCGCAATGACAGACCCATTAAGAACCATGTATGTGGGGTCCGCCGTGAACTTAGGCGATATAATCGTATCATAGACCCTGTTGCTGGTAACTAATCGCAGTTCGGTGTAAGCCGCCGCTGTGTCTACGTTTTTTAAATATACTGAATAAGAAAACAAATATTTACCGTCCAAAGGCGCAACATATACGTTAGAACCAAAATCACTGCCTTGGTCAAAGCGTTCAGCATCTAAAACAACGGTTACGTTTGTGCTGACGGCAATGTCATTTTGTTGCGCCGTGTTGTACCCAAGGAAACAAGTCGTATTAGGTTTTGAAACATTTCCATCTCCGTACACGTTCAGCAATGTATTTGCGTTGCTTTGACTGGACACTCTAAAAGAAGTTACATCACCATTATCACCCGCTCGTACCTTTAAGCCGTAGCCGTTTGAGGTGTGGGTATTATAAAATTGCGATAACCAATCGCCAGACACTTCTGCTTCAACGTCAAGCGTGTAGTTTGGATCACCGCTGTGACCTACACCCAAATCGTTATAAACAATCATGTCACCCGAAGTGCTTATTTGTACGTTATCTTGCGTTGTACCGTCACCAGTAACCGTTGCGAAAGTGGTAGAGGCCATGCGATAGCTGCTTGGGTTGCCGCTAAAGCGGATTTGTGCGCCATAACCAGAAGTGTATCCAAATTGAATTGTCGCCCCAGAGCCGCTAGAGGTGCCACTGTTGCGTAGAAATAATGAGGTCGGCGCTCCTCCACCATCGTTGGCATGGACAGTAAGTCCAGAACCGTAATTAAAGGAGCTACTACCAATACTTACTTTGTTGGCACTGGAATCGACAAACAGCATGTGGTCGTTGCTGTCGCTCTCGACGCGGAAGTCTAGGTCTACTCCTGCTTCGTTAAATACTGAACCAGTAGTATCTATTTCTAAATTGTTCGTGAAGGATACTGTCGCTCCTGCGGAACCAGAACCTGCGGTGTAAAACTCAATTCCATTTGCAAAATCAATTTTTGCCGCTCTGTTTGCTATGTCATATGTGCTGTTGGCGCTACCAGAAACAGAGTTTATGTTAGAGCCTATGTACGCTTGTCCGTTTGAGTTATTTGCTTGGAATCCAACTTTTCTGTTAGAAGCATTAAACCGCGCTGATATGATCGAATTTGTATTATTTTCTTGAGCGACATCTAAGAGAGAAGTCGGGGAAGACTGATTAATTCCAATTCGGTTATTACCAGCATCCAAAAACAGCATATGTGTGCTGCCATCACTCTCGACGCGGAAGTCGGTGTCTGCGCTGCTATTGTTGAAAACAGTTTCAACCTCAGATAATTCTAATCTACCAGTAGCATTAGTAGAAAAAACCATCCTATCATCATTATGCGTGTACTGAACCATTCCTCTATAACGATCAGCACCTGAATCCCCATCAGCAAACATAAGGTAATTTGTTCCAGTAGTGCTTGCAGTGTTTCTAATGGTGATACCGCCGTTATCACCCACAGCTAAAACAAGGTTGGGTGAGTAGTATGAATTAGGGTTAGATAGACCCATCCCCACGACATTATTCCCCGCATCCACAAACAGCGCATGGGTGCTGCTGTCACTCTCGACGCGGAAGTCACGGTCTGCACTACCCTCGTTAAAAATAACACCATCTGCACCATTACTCATATTCATGATTTCTGTAGCGTTAGTAACACCACCTGTGTTACTACCATCTGCATAAGCAATTCCAAGTTGAGAACCATTAGCATATATATAGTAATCTTTGTCCTGACCTGTATCAGAAATTGCTATTGATGGATTAATTGTATCCTCTACAAATAAAACTGTTTGACCATTTGCAAAAGATATTGGAGCACTAGAGTTTATTCCAACACCGTCAGTTCCACCATCCACAAACAGAGCAGCAGGGTGAGCATTACTCTCGACGCGGAAGTCTACGTCAGCAGACTGCTCGTTGATCACAAGCTCTGTATTCGCACTGACATACGCAAGACGCGGGTTTCCATCACCGTCAGACAAGACGATGTTGTTGTCACTATTACGAATATCTATGGTGTTTTGATTGCCGTCAAACCGACCTAGAATACTGTTCTTCGAACCGCCGACTATAACATCACCCGCTTGATGCCCGACAAACGTGTTGTAATTAGCGTTAGCCGAAGCCGTACCTGTTCCAGAACCAGCGCCCGTGGCTGTAAAAGAAACCCCAACACTATTCGAACCAGCGCCAATCAGGGTAAAGTCTGTCGTCCCAAGAGTTTGAATAGTGTAGTTTACCCCAGAAACAAGGGCGGTAGCTACGAGTACATCTCCAAGAACATTTCCTGCTTCATGACCAATAGCAGTGTTGTAAGCTGCACTAGCTAAATTTGTAAGCGAATCAGAACCTAAGCCAACGTTTTGAGAAGCAGAATTAACAGAATTACCTAACGAACCAGAACCAACCCCGACATTGTCCGCTCCTGTTACATTATCAAGAGCATATGCTCCAACAGCAACGTTATCATCCCCTGTCACAAGAGCCGATAACGCGTTAGAACCAACAGCAACGTTTAAATTACCGCCCGAAGCAAGCGCGTCCCCCGCTGCATCCCCCAGAGCAACGTTGTTGGTTCCAGTAGGATAATTCCCATCCAGCTTGATCGTGCCGCCATCGACGGACAGGTTGCCAGCTACAGTAACACCGTCTGATGTAACAGTTCCGTCCACGTTAAGTGAGGTATTAAGGTCCACGGCTCCCGTAACTGTAAGAGCCGCTGTATCAATCGTCATAGCCGTAGACGCATCAATATCAACAGTCGGAGCAACAATCTCAATTTCAGTATCCGCGTCAATGTCAAGCTTACCATCGGCAGAAGAGCTAATCTTTAAAGCAGTGTCGCGGAACTGAAGTTCATCAGTCGTTGTCATCTGGATGTTTGTGCCACCAGTCGTGTTGCCGTTAGCCAGAACCTCGGCAAGCGTATCCTGTGCCGCGGCCTTGTCATCAACATATTTCTTAATGGACTGCTGTGTCGCTAATGCAGTTGCGCTGTCGGAAGACATATTGTCTTCGTCTAAAATCGCAGTGACCGACACACCACCCAAGCGTAGGCTATCAAAAAACGCGTTGTTAAAGACGTTCGCCGCTACCGCGCCAGTTCCAGCCCCGTTGAAAAACACAACCGCTGTCGTACCCGCAGGCACCTCGTAATCATTACTCGCGCTATATGTTCCTTGAAACAACAAGATGCTGCGCGAACCAGACAGGTTATTGCGCACATAAATAATCTTTTCCGCGTCATTCGGAGTAAGCTGCACAAACGCAGTGCCGCCCAAATCCCCGCCATCGCCAAAAATAACCAAACGATTACGTCCATTAGAAGACGCGCCATCGCTGATTGGCAACGTATTAGGAGAACCAGAAGACCCCGTTGAAGTCAGACTTATCGATACCTGACCGTCAAGCGCGGTATCAACAAGTTGAAAGTTAATGTTTGTTGTATCGCCCCATGTGCCGGACTGTTCACCTGTGCCAATGAGCTCGATACCGTTATTTAATGTATATGTACTAGGCATGTTTTTATCCTATGCTGCTTTTCGGGTCCAACCTGGAGATTGCGAAGGAGTTTCGCTAGACCACCCAGGGGATTGTGTTGGTTGTTCGGGAGTATAACTCGGATTTTGATTTGGGACAATACGTCCGTAAACTAAGGGCGTTCCAACAACGCCCGTGGCGGCAATTCCCGTAGGAGTAATGTTTGCTTTACCAGTCACCGACACTGATCCAACAGAACCTGTAGCGGCAACGCCAGTCACTTCAACGGCCGAGGCCGCGGTAACAGTGACAGAGCCAACACCTCCGGTTGCCTCTAAACCAGTAACGGGAACATTTGCCTTACCCACCACCGAAGCTGATCCAACAGAGCCTGCTCCTACTACACCGGTCACAGGAATTGAAACGCCAAGAGAAAGCGTGACAGAACCAACAGAACCTGTTCCCGCCACACCTGTTACATCTACGTCAATTCCAAACTCAACCGTTACAGAACCAACGCCTCCGGTTGCCTCTAAACCCGTTGGAGATACGTCAGCATTAGCTGTAACCGTTACAGAACCAACAGAGCCCGTAGATTCAAGACCCGTGACAGGGACATTTGCGTCTGCCGCGGCGGTTGCCGTTCCAACCGCACCGGTTCCTTCAAGACCCGTAACTAAGACGTTTGCTTCACCGGTAGCGGCAACACTACCTACTGCGCCAGCGGCCTCTAAACCCGTCGGAGATACATCAGCATTAGCTGTGACTGTAACAGAACCTACTGAAGCGGTAGACCCTAAACCTGTTACAGAAACATTAGAATCGGCGTTGACGATTGATGTGCCAACGGCTCCTGTTCCGGACACGCCGGTAGGGTAAACATTTGCGTTAGCAGTAACACTGGATATCGTCCCAACTTCACCAGTCGCTTCTAATCCTGTGGGAGATACATTTGCTTTCGCAACAACGGTTACCGAGCCAACGTTTCCTGTCGCTTGTAGGCCCGTAACCGGAATGGTAGCTTCGGCAACAACGGTTACCGAGCCAACTTGTCCTGATGCGCCGTCGTTTGTAAGGGAGCCTTCACCAAAAGTTAATTGACCCCATGTCCCCCGACCCCAGCCAGAAAAGGGGACAATTACGTCCGACATTACGCTATCCGAATAATCGCGTTACTGGCGTCCGCTGTCGGAAATACAATGGTAAAATCACCTGCGGTAGACGTTTTGTCCGCACCAAAGTCTAGCACCACAACAGAGGGATCACCTGATGCACTGTCATTAAAGATCAACGCACCACGAGCCGTAATTGTCGCTGTACTGAACGTCAGATCCGAAAAGTCAGTCAAGGCTGTTGTACCACTTGTGCTTGGATCAACACGGGTGAGAGCCGCACCTTTAGCAGTATATCCTGTACCAGACACTTCGTTTGAAGCGGTGTATGCTGTTGTTGCAGCCGTAAACGATGCGCTGTTTGTGTAAAGCGCAAGGTTAAAGGTGCTACCACCCGAGTTTTTAAAGTTGTGAACAGCCTCAAGAAGCTCTTTCTTAAAGCTGGTACACATGAAATTACCTGAAAAAGCCATGTCACATTCTCCTTATAAGTTCAGCGAGGTCAGGGTGCCCCGCATCTTTAATTGCATTATATATCGTAGTTCTGTCACTTTTGATAGCTTCTCGTAAATAAAACTCTACGACCTTTACAACCTGCTTTTTAAACGCATTTGCTTGCGCCTGTATCGCAGGATGCGAGCCATCCGAAACAGAAATAATTTTATCCGCACACCGTTCTGCGACTTCTTCCGGAGAAAAGCCTCGACCTTGAGTGGTGTGTACCTCTACCTTAAAGTCGTTTGATAATTCTAAACCTGGCATCATGATCTAGGAGTCCTCAAAGTACCATAACGGTACTCGTCTATTGTCTCTTGAGCCTCGCCCAAGTTCTTCAGTCTGGAGACACCCTCGCCATAGCGTTGCATATACATCTGCATAAGGTTCGGATCCCCTTTCATAAATGTATACGCTTCTACCAACGATCCGTAAAGCAAAGCTATTTCAGCATTTGTACTCAACCAACTGGTGCCGCTGTCTGCCCCAGCAGTTAAAGAGGCTGGGCGATACAGATAATGTATGTCCACAGTGTAGTTAGCGTTAGGAGTTGGAGCCAAAATAAAGTTATCAACGTCGAACTGGGCGTAGTATCTCGGTTGTCCCGTTGTCGTCGGATCGGGGGTGTATGTCTGTACAAAGTCTAAGTCCTTAAATAATAGAAACTCAGCATCCCCACTCACATCAATGCTCAACGAAAACGGAGCAAGAAAATCAGACGGAGCAGCCAAATACTGATTTCCCGTCGTCATATTCCCCGCTTGATTCTTTTGAAACAGATTTAACTGCACACTTTTAAGTATGCGCTCCTCCGCCAACCTAATAAACAAAGGCAGGTTGTTCACAAACGTTGTCTCGTCGTTCTCGGTGTAATCCTGAATGGCTTGCTTCAGTTCGCCGTATGTCATTGTCATGTTGTCACCGTCACTATGCCGACCTTACCTATCGCACGAATACGCTCCAATGTAGGCGATTCGACGGTCGGAGTGTCAACGTACACCTGTAATGCTTCTGCTTGATCTGGTCGTGGATTACGAAGAGCCTGCGGATCTGGAGAAGCTTTAGGAGGAAATAATTGTGGGTGCTTGGGATCAAACTCGTCAGGACCTACTTTAGCGCCCGTCCACTCAACCTGCATCTCACGCAGACGGTAACGGCGACCAGACCGATCAGATATTCCCCATGCGTTTTTACCCGATGCGTATGGCATTAGACCCTCAAATAACGAATGCTAGGCTGCAACTTCAACGGAACTCGATCCTCGTCCTCGTCAGCAGCGCGTTGGAACTCTTCCTCGTATACAGACTTTAGAAGCTGTAGACGCTCTGGAGCCCGCTTCATCGCAAGATAGTAAGCAAGACCAGCAACCATACAGGGGTAAAACCTAAAAGGCATGTCAGTAGTGTTGACAAGACTATCTGCGTCCTCAATCCGTTGCACATAGTAGTAGATAATTTGATCCGTAGAGTTCTCAGGAACAGCCCATAAGTTAATTACAGGATTAATCTGCCTATTGAACCAAAACTGACTAGGCCGACCCTGAGTCGTTTTGTTAGGCAAAGTAACGTAATCCCCACGACTGATCCGCTGGACTTCATAATCCGTATTGTCCCTGCGAAGAACAATCTCCAAGACATCAACTACATCCGGCAGCAATGTTTCCGCTGCTTGACCTTGCGTAAGGGTGATTGTCCCCTGCTCAACGGTCCACATGTTGATCCCACGGTTTGCCCAATCCGCAAACATCAGGTTCAAGGACCGACGCGCTGTCCGCGCATCGTAGCCAGTGCGAACCTCTAGTCCGCACCGCTCATATGCTTCCTCGATTATCTCACCGACATCGAGATTAAAGTCTCTTGATCCTGAAGTTGCCATATCGTTAACTCATGTTTGTGTCACGAACGCCGCGACCAGCCATTACACAACCACCGTTCATGTATCCGACTTTGCCTCCGCGCATCATGCCGTTTACTTTACCACCACGCATCATTTTTACAGGGCCTCCGCGCATCATGCCGTTTACTTTACCACCGCGCATCATGCCTTTAACTCCACGCCCTTTAAGAACGTCTGCCTGTGTTACCTTACCGTCTCCGGTTAAATCAGGAAAATCTTTACCTGGCATTTTATATACTCCTGTTTCTACGGCCTAAGATGTGCCGTTCATAATCTTGGGGATCATAGTTTGTATAATACCCTAGTTTTTCCAACTTTGCAGCAGCGTTTTCTAACTCAGACCAACGCTGTATAAAAACAATGGCATGCTCTCTCAAATACGCAAGCAGCCATATGTCAATTCCTACTGACGCAAAAAACTTGTTGAGCGCCATACATTCCTCTTCTAATCGATCATAGTCGTAATCGTAGTCATAATCAAAGACCATCGTAACTTTGTATCCAGTGTTGAAGAATTTAGATGTCTCGTGCAGAACATCCGACCACAATCCATCCGACACTAAAATCTTCACTTCATGGTTTTGAACCGCAGGCAAAGCAAAAGGACAGGCCGCTACACCGTTAGTATGCGCGGTGGGCCTTGATAGTTCTTCTGCCCATTCTCGTATCAATACACTCTCACCAATCCGCCATCAGCTTTCTTGTTCTTCCAACTTATTCTCTTTGACGACTTTTTCTTCTTAGAAGCAGACGTACATTGCGCCATAGTAGGCCGACACGCTGGGTAACTTTTTCTCTTCTCACCCTTTTTACGACCACAAGGCTTTCCTGTTTTACAATCAACCCAGCCCTTACCGTCGTTCTGAGAAAACCATTCCCGCAAAGAGTTTTTCTTCTTCGCCATCAGAAATGCCTCGTACTTTTACGCTTGCCTTCTTCTACGCAGCCACAACCCGAAGCAATTATACCGCCCCCTTTATACCGATTCTTTGCTGGACGTTTGGGGTTGTCAACTGAAGCAATTAATCCGCCGTCGGCCTTCTTGTTCTTTTTAGTAGAGTTTCCCCAGTTTGCGGCCCCTACCTTTCGACATTTCGACAGGGCCCCCGAAGCGTAGGCGCTGGGCCACACCTTGTACCGGGCTTTTACCTTTCGGTAACACGCGTCCTTTTTTGTCTTTTTTTCTGCCATTACTGATTTCCTCTGGAGGCTTGGATACCTGGAACGGAATTGATGTTCTGCTGATGCTCATTATACCGTGCGCTCCTTACTAAAAAATCCTGCCACATAGGCTTGATCATATCGTAGTTTTCACCGACCCGATAAGTGATTACCGCTGTTTCAGCTTTGAGTTGATAAAGCTGCAATGCGCCCCAACTCAGAAGTCCAACAGTCAGAATTGACGCAACGTTATTAAAATCAACCCTCATCACCACGCCTTACACGACCAATACTTGGCCTTTAGTTTATCCAAAGTTCCCTTGTCACAACCGTGACGAGCTCGAAAAGACTTTCTGCGTTTAGGGTTGTCCTTCTTAATGGTCATATTGGCATCGCCAAATCGAATTATTTTTTCTTTACCTTTAGCACAAGCTTTAACAACCGACTTTTTTCCACCAGATATCTGGCGCTTAGGCTTGTTGCATTTCATCTTGGACTTGTCGATCTTTGCCATAACTACTCCACAATCACTGATATGGTGGTATTGGCGGGAATCGAAGCGTACACACCTTTTTTAGCTAGTATACCATCCCCAGGGAGAAATATCTCGTCCATACCTTGAGAAGTTTCATCGACTCTGAGTAATACTTTTCCTGACGCTTCTGACGCGTTGTCATAAAGTACGACATTCCCAGTGGCTCCAGACTCATAGGTCAAAAGCACACCTTGTAGCCGACAGCGCCGTTGAACCAACGCTGCCGAAGTTTGTGAGTAAAACGATGTTACCTCACTACCAACCATCTCGCCACCTACGACAAGATAATCGTGAGTTGGTTTGCAGAACCCGTGAATGCAGCTATGTACACTCCCGCGCTGGCTACGATGCCATCATCCGGAATGTTCATAACGTGATGACCCACGGGAAATGTTTGCGTAAGCAGAACATCTCCACTGGCGTCCCCGTTCTTGATCGTAAACGCACCCGCGGCAGCAGCGTAAATAACTACTTGACGGAGTCGAGAACGAGTCGGGCCAACAATCGCTGCCGTTGTTCCTTGAACCCAATTATATGCTGTTACTGGACCAGCCATAAAAGTCTCCTATTAAGGTTGAATAGCCGTATTAAACGCTTGAGCATACATCACTGTTATAACAACTGATCCCGCATTCGTACCTGCGCTTGAGGTAGCTGTTAATTTCAAATCAGATGTACCAGTGTTTTTCCATGTAAGTGTACCACCGCCAGAAGCACCTAACGCTTTAATGCCTACGGTAGTTCCAGAAGCAACCGCATTAACGAGAGTTGCTGCGCCGCCTACAGTATCACCAACACTAATATTTGTTGTGGTGTTAGCCGCCACTTCTAAATCAATAATTATATCTACGATTTTTGAGTTGGCAGGGATTACTACATTTGTGGCTTCTGCTGCGACAGCGCCGCCAGAAATATCCATTACATGTTGTTGAGTCATTACAACATAACCTACGTTTGCTATGTCTGACCCAACAGTAGTGCCCGTTGTGTTGCGAATGTTACCAGCCCGAATAGGACCTGAAAAAGTTGTCGTACCCATGTTGATCTCCTGTCTGGGTTAGTCAGCCACACCATGCGACTGTCAGGGATACTAAAACAATACATGAGATCTATACAAAAAGAAAGGGGCTACCGAAGTAGCCCCCAGTTTGGGAGGAGGTCATATGAAACCCTCCCGAACTATAGCACGTTTTACGCTCCGGGGGAACCGAATACGCAACGTGGGTCGCTAAAGCCGAAGCTGTAACGCTCACGCGCTTTAAAGCGCATGTTACCTGTGTCGAAGTCTGCTTCCATGTTGGTAGACAGAGGAGTACGCTCAAAGTGGATCATTCCACGAGGCGCATCCGTCATGATGAAGAACGCATCAGGGTCCGTTAGGAAGTCGTTAACGGCATAACCGTTAGGCAACATTCCCATAGAACGAATCGCGTTCGTATCATTGTCTGCTGTTCCAACACGAAGGTTTGAAACCATCAAGCGTTCTGCAATAAATTGCAGTTGACGCGGGATGAGTAGTTTTGTGCCACGAAGTGCAACTTTCAAACCACGCTCATCAACAAAACCTGCGATATTGATAAGGGCATCTTCAAGAGATGTCTCGTTCAAATCCGCAGCTACTGCTGGTTCGTTGGCAAAAGTACCACCGTTAGTTAACGGGTGGTCTGTCGCACAAAGCGCAACACCGTCACCGCCAGCAGAAGCGCCAGCAGTAAATGCGTTGTTAAGAACCGCTGCGGCCTTAACTTGCTTTGTGTGAGCCATTGAACGAGCCAACGCACGAGTATAACGCGAACCAAGACGATCATACAGATTGTCTTCGATAGCTTCCTCAGTGATTGAGAATGCCAGCGCAATAGTTTCGTGGTTGTAACGAGCAGTGTAGGCCTCGTTAGCGTCGTCAAAGTTGACAGAGGAACCTTCCGATTTGGTAGGTGCCGCTCCGAACCCACTCAACATAACTTCCTCTTCGAATGCTCGATCAGAAGATTCTGTTGTGTAGATCTCCGCGTGTTGGTTTTCGTACCGATTGTACTCCATACCAAACAACGCGTTGAGGCCCGGTTCTAGCTCTTTCGCTAGTTGTGCGCGAGAAATAGCCATTCTTTAGACCTCCTTAAACGCCAGTAGTCGATGGAGTACCAGCAACAATCGCGCCGTTGGCGGAGTTGAAACTGTTATTCAATCGAACAATTACAGGGATACCAGCCGCAGTAAAGTCTGCATTTTCTGGGTCATTTTGAATACCCATAATACGCAGTTGCAATGCTGCCGTGGCGGCGATTGTGCTAACACCCAACTTAGCAGATGAGATACCTGTGGTTGAAGAACCAGAAGCACCAGCCGCAAAGTTTGCGTTTGCGAACACATGACCCCGCGCAGTTGCTTCGCTAGTTAGTGAAGCGTCTGAGCAGATAACAAATGTCTGCATTGGGTTGTCATACACGAAGGCTTTGACGGGATGATTAGAATCCGCGCCAGAACCGGGCCAGCTATTTGAGAAAATAGTCTCACCAGTGGTGGACGATACATATTCGCATCCCCAGAACACACCAAGTAGACCTACCGTTCCACCAGCAGCCGCGCCAACAATATCAATAAAGCCTGTTGACAGCGGAATTACGGGTGAACCTTGGTAAATCGCGTTAGTGTTTCCAGAGGCGATACGATACTCGGTCGCACCAGTGGTGTTTGTAGCCTGACCGACTACACCAATCGGACGAAGTCCGAAAGCACCGTTACTGTTTGCCATTGTAGCAATCCTCTTTCAATTAGTCGGAGTCTCTACGAGAACCTCCGAACGATACACGACTTTGCCGACTATTACTTATCGGCATAGAAGGATGTTGTTCCTTCATAAGGTCCTGATCTACAGCAGTCATTTGTTCGCGGGTTCTGCCCCCGTAATATGCAGTTCTTTCTGCTACTGTTTCAACAGGTATACGGCACAGCATCAGTCCGCCTTGTCCTATTACACCCTCGTAACGACCATCGTCGATAACGGGAGCTTCATAGTTTGGATATTCATCTTTCCGGACAGGTTCCCATCCTTCTCGTAGCTTGGCATTGACATTCATTTTGTCTTCCTCACCACGCATTGCAACTCGTATCCAACGATGCACAAACCCCTCTGGGGCATCAGGTGCTGCAAGGTGACTGGGCGGCGCCCAGGGTTTTCTGCGCGAGTCTAGTTCGCGTGTTTCGCTTGCGCGAGATTTTCTGTCAGTCATATCATTACTCCTTCACATATTTTGCATATTCTTCAAGCGGTACGTTCAGACGTTTCGCCATCGCAATTTGTGATGGTGATAGTTTCACCGACCTGCGCCCTGATTTTGCTGTACTGCGAGTTGCTGAAGCGCCAGCAGGTGCGACCTGTGCTCCACTCGATTTCGACGTTTTGAACTTGTGCGGAAACTCCGAACGCATTCTACGATCAACTTCAGTATAATACTCATCGGCTGTCGGGTCAAACCCTTCTTCTTCAACTAGCTTGCGATGAATACCAAACGCCGCATAAGTCATGACCTCGTCAGTCCCAAACCAATCGTTCTTTTCCGCCCAACCTTGGGCTTTCGGATCGGCTTTAGGGGCTGGCTGCTGTTGCTGTTGCTGCTGCGGGGCCATTTGTTGCTGCGGTACTTCTTGTTGCGGAGGAGGAGTTCTATCAGACCTTTGCTTGGCTAATCTCAAACGCTCCTGCTCAATAGACATCTTAGACAAAGACTCTTGAGCTTCCAACATCTTCTCGGTGTCACCACCGTCATACGCCTCACGGTAAAGCTTCTTTGCCGCCGCAATCTGCGTGTCCAGACGAGTGCCATACTCAGCAAGATAACCCTTGTCCAAGTTCTGCATGCGGGTCTTGAGGTTGGTGTTTTCGCTTAAAAGCTGCTGCGCCATGCGTACAGCTTCTTCCCGATCACGTTCCTCTTTACGGTACTTTTCCGTCAGTTTCTTAATTCGATTCTGGACCTTACTACTGTAATTCTCCAGTTCATCGTCTCCACCACTCTCGTTCTCGTTCTCGTTCTCAACTTGAACTTTCGCAGCGGCTTCTTCTTTTTCGGGTTCTGTAGATTCAATCTCTACTTCAACGCCAGTGTCCTCATCATCAAGGACCTCTTCATTTTCCTGTGACATATATTTCTCCTAAACGTGCTTAATGTCGTCAGGCTCTAAAATTGTGGCAATCACTTCGTCATCATTTATAATGCGAACCTCTCCACCATCAATCTTGAACCTGGATCCGGCGTACCGACCAATACATACCCACGCACCCTCTTTGCACCAAGGCTCACACTCCGGTCCAAATTTATTAGGGTCTTGATATGCTAGGGGGCCAACCTTGAGAACGTATGCTACAACCGTAGCAACCGCTTCTCGGTCCCGAACCTCATCAGGAATATATATACCACCCTGCGTCTTGGTTGCGCCCTGATAAGGCATCACCAACACACGCCAGCCTGTAGGCTGTGGTAGTCGTTCTGTAAGGGGTTTATCCAAAAGAGAAGGGTCAAGCACCTTTTCTTTGGCATCTACATATGCGCTTTCAACAGGACTAGAGTCGGCAGAAGCCTCCTTCTTTTCCTTGTTCATTTTCTGCGCGACATGTTCAGGAAGATATAAAGTCTTCGACATCGTCAGCGTGTTTCTCCAGCAGGGCTTTTAATTCCTCACGAGCGTAGGTCAGGCCCCGTATCTCACCTACCATGAGTTTATAGTGCTCCCAGTCTTTGGCAGCATCCATTCCCAAAGCACTTGCAATATCTTGTTCGCGCTCTCGTAGTAGCTTATACATATATTTCGCGAAATCAACACCGTCCATTAAAGAATATCTCTTTCTGAACCTTCGGCGTTAGCTGTTATCGGTCCGCCAGACACCCAATCTTCACAGGTATGATCCGCGCTGCACATAAATTTGTATATTTGACAGTAACCTGTGTCACCAGATTCGTCCCCAATACACTCCATCATGTCTTCGGTTTGATTATACGCACCGCAGTTTCCGCAAATCTCTGTCAGCATAAATCCGCCGTCATCCGCGGGATCACGATAACTTGCTTCATCCACAGCATACATCTTGTTAACGTCGTTAACCTCAATGTCCTGCGTAGCTACTGGGCAGCTAGGACCATCGTCGTCACCGCCCTGCATCTTATCTACCGGAATACCGTCCGGTAGAATGCTGATCGAAATAATTGGCATCAGTACAATTTCCCGCCGCCAAAGCCACTTGTCTGGGCTGCTCCGCATCCGCGAGCTTTAACTTCCCCTCCTAGTGCAAACTTTTTAGTAAGATTCTCTCTAGTAGAGCCAGACTCAAAGCGCCTGATGTCGGTTGCCCCCAATCCGCGAGTTGACCCCTCCGACATGTTAACCTGCTCATCAGCTAGAGTGTTTGTTCTTGTAAGAACCTTACTTTTACTGTCTTGATACGGAGTCGTAGGATCCGAAGGTATAGCAGGCGTCGCGGGCAGTTTCTTCTTCTTCTTTTTAGCTTTTCTGCCGTACTTTGCCGTATTGTTGCGACCCTTCTGCGTATTGTAACGCGAAGTGGGGTTTTTCTTATCATCGCTTGCAGCTTCAGACACCGCGTCTTCTATTGCCTTTTCTGTGTTTTTCGAGATCATAACACGCTCCTAATCTATTAGTTCAAAATGTGGACCATCGATAAACGGACGACGCCCCTGTGATCTGCGCAAGTCTATATACGCATTCATTGCTTCTTCCATTGTACCTCCCCACTTGCGAATGTCCATTGGATACGACATCTCAGGTGTGCCCCACGCTGCACCCCAACAAATAGGAACGTTTAGCTGTATCGCCGCTTCTTTGATAGCGTCAGCAAGATCATCATAGACAGAGAGTTCCCAACTCGCTCTCCCATTTATGAAGGCCATAATATCGAAAGCCTTACCCTCAAGGTGCTTAGACTTCATCGTCTGACTAGCCCCTTTAGCAACAAGCTCTTTCTGCTGCTCAATGGTTCTCATCCCCTGAACCACTCCGAAATCGGTCTTGGTCATGGTTATCGCCATCTTGATCACCGCTTGTAGTCGATCATCAATGCCCTCAAGCCGATCAAGGCTGCGCCTACTTAACTTAAACTCGCTCATGTTACTTCCTCTTAAAAAAGGCTTGCGCCCCGCGCACACCGAAACTCGCTGAAATTGCAATTCCAAGGCTGTAAAAATACCAGTCCGGCGCCTTGGAAAGCTGCGCAAAACCACGGTCAACCCAACCTTCAGCACCCGGAATCCAACATAAAATCAATGGGATAGACAAGATTACTACGAACCACTCATCCTTCCAGCTTGATTTTGCGCCCTCCGCCATAATGCGCTCCCAGTCGGCAACGCTTGTCTTTTCAGACAAAAGTATCTGCGCCTTAGCCTTGGCCTCTGTGAGCTTTAGCTCCGCAGCCGCAGCATTCTTATCAGCCTTACCCTGTAGCCACGATCCCGCAAGGTTGGCTATCGGCCCTAATGCCGCGGTGAAGATACTCATTTCTCAGACCCCAGCCATATGGCGAAAGCTCCGCTCATGGCCCCTGTTACAACTGATATTAAGCCCGCTTGTTGCGTTGATAAATCTGGCTGGCTTAACGCCCACTCGATGCAGCGTATATACATCACAGTCATCACCAGCATCATCAGACGCGGCATGATCTTCCAAGCAAGTATCTTTTCCATGTCAAACCTCTATGTTTAACTTCGTTCCCTGCGGCCTATCCGCATTGGTCTTGCGGCCAAACCTATCATAAGTTTCCTGTAAGTCCAATCTTTGCTTTACAAGGCCCTCTAAATGCGCGTGATTAGCCCTATGTTCTTTTTCTACACGTTGCTCCGCTAAATGCGTCTCTATACGCTCACGCGCCCTCGTTTGCGCGTGTATGTCGCTTCCCACATTAAACGGCGCGTTGCCTATACCAGACACACCGTCAGCCATTAGCCAATTTATCCACGCCCCAGACCATTGCCGCGGTTCCTCCCAAGAAAATTGTAACACCTATCGCCAATGAAATACCCCAAAACAATCTATCCCTAGCTGCGGCTTGGGCTTCCAGGGCTTGTTTCTGGCGTTTTCTTGCTTCTGCCTGTTCACGCACAACCAAGTCCCACATGCCTGGGGGCCCATATAAGCGGCAATGGCTGCGAAGCGTCTCCATAGCTTCTTTGTGCGCCATTTTAGCTTGCGCTATAGCAAAACCTTCCTCTTCACTGGAAGTCAATCTTCCGAGTGGCCCCTTGTGCTTGCCCGATTCTGCAACAGCTATGTCGGCTTCTAATTTCGCCAGCTTTCCAAAATGAGGCAGAATAGAGTTCATATCCTTGCCAGCTTGCACGGCACTACTAATCCCGCCAGCTATCTTAGTGACAGCCCCAGCCAATGCTAAAACTTCTATCATAAAACCTTACCCACTCTGGCTACAGGAGGACACCGATAGTCATACGGTATCCGCACAATGTACGGGTAATGATAGTAAAAATGAGATAGTTCCCTTGGACAACGGTACACACACGCCTTGTGCATGTCTCCGCCCGACATCCCCACCAACACTGCGGTGAGAGCGCACAACACTAGAACTCTCCGACAAACCTCTGTGGTCGGGCTATCGGACTAAACCGCTTGTTAACCATACCGCCAGAAGAATATTTACTTTTACCCGCTTTGCTCAACGCAATAGCAACCGCTTGATCTTGCGGTTTTCCAGCAGCCATTTCTGTCTTGATGTTCTGGCTGATAACACCCTGTGATTTACCCTCCTTGAGAGGCATTTCTTTGCTCCACAGCTTGACGTTGCACATCTATGCGCTCGCGGTTCACATCAGTCCGATCATCCGCAATCTGCTCCTGCAACTCTAATCGAGCCGCGTCCGTTACCGCCCGCTGCTCAACCTTCATTCCTTCCAGTTCCAATTTGGCTTGATCAATCGCCGCCTTGTGATTGGCTTCCATCTCCTTGATCGAAAGCTCCTTCATGCGAATATCCACTAAAGGATCTTCGTTGCCTTCATCCGCGCCCTTGTACGTCATCAACGGCGTTATTTCCTTAATCAACTCAGCCTCAACCTGAGCAACTCGTGCCTCAACCTGATCAGGTTCAAACTGCGTCTGCAACTGGGCCGGAGCCTGTTGTTGTGCCTGCATCATCATTTGCTGCGCCGACGCAGGATCTAATGCCCCCGTCTGAACTAACAACTGAATCTGTTGCATCTGCTCCTGCTGAGACTGCTGGTTCATACCCTGCTCCTCGTTCAGAGCCGCTATCTCCGCATCAACCATCTCACGAGCCTTCATACTAACATGCTGCAAGATATGCGCGAATAACGATGCCAACACAGGCGGAGCGTTCTGTAAAACAGATAACTCAAGCAAAGCCAAGTGTGACTGAATATGCGCGTCGTGATCCTGTTGCGGAAACGGCTGCGGTTTCTGACCATTGATTATCAACCCGTTCTCTACCGCCGGATCCGCTGGCTGCGGAGGAGGTGGAGGCGGGGGCAGAATTTCGTCTATGTTCTGCACCTCTAACGCTTGATACATTCTGCGATACGCCGCATGCAGATTGTGCATCTGCGGATTGGATTGCGCCAACTGAAGTTGGGTCTGAGCCAGCGTAACCCGTTGCGACATTGAGAATATATTCGGATCTGAGACTGGGAGGACATCTATCCGAGCGTCAAAGTCTTGCGCCTTAACCTGAGAAGGTGCACCCGCCACCTCGTAGGGGTACTCCGGAGGCAGGTTTTCCGCGAAGATACGCGCCAGCAGTCTAAATTCTGCCTTCTGCGCGTAGTGCAGCCGTTTGTGAATGGCCGACATAACCTTCATTCCACGCTCCAACATGGCAACCGTAGTTCCCACAGGCGTTTCCTGATTCATGTCCGACATCTGCTGATCAGCTAACGCAACAAACCTACGTCCATCACTAACCAATCCACCAAGCATTTGTGCCAACGTCGCTGACGGCTCCTTGTAGGGCAGAGGCACAATAGCGTCTCTGATGCTCCCACCTGGGGCGTCAATGTCCCTAAACTCTCCGGGCTGTAACGGCTCATCGTCATTGCGTACACGCACTCCACGGGCCTTAAATCCAGCGGGAAGGTTGGCTAACGTACCAGCGTCGATCAACTGACGTAACAAACTCGTAGCTGCGCGGCCTAAACCACCAATCATATGCACCAAACCAAAGCCGTAAAAGCCCAGACCCGGAGTAAATTTGTAGTGAACAAAGTATTGGCGCTTGCGCTTAACTAAGTCTTCCATCGCATAGTTGCGGCGGATCGCCAAGATCTCTCCAGACGTATCGTCTATCGTAACAATATACGGAAGCTTAATACCAGTAGGCTCACCAGTCATAGGATCCGTATCCTCGAATCCCTCAATGTCCAGATCAGCATGCATTTCCAGAATTGTCAGAACATCATCGCTGTAGTTCTTAGACAAACCCTCAAGCTCGTTGACCTTCTGACGAACGGAATCCTCCTCCATGTCCGAAGAACCCTGCAAGTCCACATCACGGTACATTCCCGCAACCTGCATCTTACGAACATCGTTCTCGTCCATGCGTAAAACATGCGTCACACGAGTCGCCGTCATCAAATCAGACGCCGAATACGGTACAACCAAATCCTGCGCCGGAATAAACTTAGACACCGCCCGCTGTCTGGTCGGATCAAAGTAAACCTTCTTAAAGGTAGAGCCACTCAACGGGAGATAATACAGCAGCTGATCCATATCCGGATCATACTCTTCCATCACCTCAGTAATCTGGTAGTTCATAAAGTCCTTAACACGCGTAGCCTGCTGCTCACGCTCAGGCGTCTTGGCTCCAAGCACACCTGTGCGAACCGGACCACCAGAAGGCAGTAACTCTTTATACGCCTGCGCTTGAAACTGCGTAACACTCTCAGCAACCATCGGATGCGTTATGCCACTTGCGCCCTCAAACGGAGTCGTCCGCTCCTCAGTCTTCAAACCAAGTAGGTCAAGTCCTTTGACATAAGTCTCTTCCCACTCGGATCTGGAATCCAAATCCTCTTCGTACAAAGCCCTCAAGTCACTCGACAACTCGCCCAGAGTCCCGTCATCCAAGAAATCAGCAAGGTTTGCGTCAAACGGAATCAACTCCTCCTGAGTGGGCAACTGCCCCGCCTCAGACAACGCTTGAATAATCGCGCCGCCCTGACCGTCGTCAATAACCTCTGCACCCCCAGGGAACTGCATCGGCTCATCTACCGGAATCTCTACATCTGGAAGTCCCGCTGTGTCATCGAGGTCAAGCCCCGGTGCGACCATGTTAGGTGGTAAAGCCATTAGAACGTTCCTCTAAACTTGGTCCCTTGTACTTGACCGCCGTCTTTAAAACCCTCTCGCATATTTCCCTCATCATCGAAAGGATACCCCATAAAATCGGCTGCTTTGTCATACCCCACGCCTTTTAAAAGATATGGAGCAATCGTGTAACTACCAACTTTTTTAGCTGCTTGTGTTATTTTCTTACCAACCTTTTTTCTTTTCTTCTTTCGTTTTTCTCTTGCCTCTCTAAGGGCTTTTCTTGCTTCTTCTTCTTTATCAGACATCAATAATACTCCCTCTTACGGGGCCTCCATTCTAAGCCGCCCTCGTCCTCACCATGCAGCGAAATAAATCCGCCTTGACGAAAACGCATCAGTGCTAGGGTCATACTATCACAAAAGTCATCATGATCGCCATTAGGAAATGAAACTACTTCCTCAACGACCTCGTCAGCAAACTTTTCGTGCATAGGGGCCCACACAATTTCTGCTTCAAACAGAGGCGCAACCATGTGCATTCTCGTTACCTTATCACTACCTTTGCCCGGTGAGAAGCCCAAGGCTGGAATACCACGAAGCCGCAACTCGTCAATAAGTGGCGTTCCCGTCGCTTTCGCTTCGACCAACACCATATCCGGCTCCCAATATTCGTGCTCCTCATAGGCAATCTCCTTTAGTTCAGGAAAGTTCCAACGACCCCTGCGGGCGTCCATAAGTATGATATGATCAGGACCACCGTCCTCGGGCTTGAATACCCCCCAAGTCGTGATCGCACTGTAATCCGCTGTTTCCTTCTTAGAAAACGCCGTGTCATAAGCCTGCAAAACATAATCCAAACGAGGAATCTTTTCCTTGTCCCAGTCCTGCCACCACTCTCTCTTGATAATCGCACTCTCAGATGCAGTAGGCTGCTGCTGCCACTGCGCGTTCCATTTGCCAACAGGCAAAGACGCCTTGATCGACAACAACGTATCTTTGTCCCAGAACTCCGGCCATAACGGCTTGTCGCTGGGCATAATCGCAGGAAACTCCACGACCTCCCACTGATCCGCCATCTTATCGCCAGTCTGAGCCTGCAATAAACGACCAGTAAGATCCTTCTTACCCCAGCGAGTCATAACCAGAATAATAGAACCCCCCGGCTGCAAACGCTGCCGTGGACCAGATGTGTACCACTCATACGCGTTGTCGAACGCGCTCTCGCTTAACGCATCCTGTTCCGAATGCGGGTCATCAATGATGAGTAAATCCGCACCACGGCCCGTAATGGCCGCTCCAACACCCGCCGCAAAGTATTCAGCACCCTTGTCAGTGCCCCACTTACCCGCGCCCTTGTTATCTTCCTTGAGGTTAGTCTCTGGAAAAACCTCTTTATACGCTGGATCATCAATCAAATCCCTTACTTTTCTACCAAACCGTACCGCCAACTCAGTGTTGTGCGTGGCCTGAATGATTTTTAATTTCGGGTTTCTACCTAGAAACCAAGCAGGCATCAAGTAGCTTGCGAACTCCGACTTCGAATGCCGAGGAGGCATGTTAATAATTAATCGCTTGAGCTCCCCTCGTGCAACACGTTCAAGTTTTTCCGCAATAATCCGGTGATGCCGACCCTCAATGAAGTTTTCATACACATGATGCGCAAACGGCATAAACCGTTCGGAAGCCTCCTCCCGTAAATCCAGCGTCTTTTTGGCTTCCGTTAACGCCAGTATCTCTTTTAACGCGTCTTCCGGTAAAGCCTGTAGATTCATCGACGTACCTGCATAATCCCCGTATTAGCTCCAGCCAAACCGGACTGCTGCCGTTGCTGCTGTGGGCCGCGCATCATCTGATTCATCTGCGTTAATTGCTGCTGAATTGGATTTGGAGCCATGGGTTGTAACGGAGTTGGTATAAAATTGCCTATAGGTTGTGTGTAACCAGGGTTTCCACCCGGCGTCACGTTCATCGGATCAGGTAACTCATACGTCGGAGCAGACGGCGAATCAGGAAGTAACCCAGTATCAGGATCAATCACACACATCATCTGATCTTCGTCGTACACATACCCATCAGGACATGGATCCGCGGGCCCAGCAGCTTCCATCGGGGCAGGAGAATCATCATCCCCACTACCCATACCAGCCATAATCGACTCGCGCTTCTGAACCTGCATTGGATCCTCGTCCAACGTGTTCTCGTCCTTCGTATTGTACGACATGCCCAACGCGTTATACGAATACGTCCGACCCTCAGAATCTCGATACACAGGCTTGCCGTCAATAATATTCACAATCGGATCATCCGACCGCGCACCGCCAAGATACCCAAGCGTCCTCTGAGGAGCACTCGTCAGAATCGCAGATAGACCTTCCTGCTTTGCCGCTGGTAAAGTTAAAAAATCCGAAGAGTATTCATCCGTCCGACCAGAAGATACCGCTGGATAAAGCTGCTCAAACGTGGGCTTGTTACCCTCAGAATAACTAAAACCCGTAATCTTCCCTTTGTCATCCCGCTCAACAATATCAGGCCGAGCTAGAGGACGAACAGTAGCCGTTTTAGGCAATCCCGTAGAACCTGAGTCCGAACCCGAAGGCGGATTGTTCGCCGTATACCTATCCGCTGCGGCCTGCCCTTGATTATTCGCAATCGTACTAGCTGTACGCTCGTGGTACGCGTCGTCCTTTTTCCTAAGTCCAAGGCCCATGGTTATATCGTCGTATAAACTCATTATTTTACCCCTCCTATGGCCGGAAGTCCGTAGCTGGCAGAGGGTATTTCTACCCCATATTCAGCGTTTAAAGCATCAAAATAGGGGTTAAATGACTGATTTAAGTCAAATCCACCCTGTGACATCCCCATCTGAGGACCCGCAAATATATCAGTGTAATCCGTCGTACCATACGCATCAGGCCCCATCTGACCACCCATCGGAGTAGGCTGGAAAACATTCGGATCAAATCCACCCGTGAAATCTATAGGCTTCAAGCTATACTGCCCAGGATCAAGGGCCGTGGAACTCAAAGCATCCATCGCCTGCGTATAAGCTGGCTGCGTAGGCGCCTGTATAGAGCCCAATCCAGACGAAATCCGCTTCTCACGGTCCGCTGCGTTATCTGCCAAGAACGCACGAGACTGAACACCTCGAGCATCCCGACGTAAACCCTCCGCAACACCACGTTCAGCGTCCAAATCAGCCAACGTCTTCGTCTGAGTACCCGTCAACGTAGCAAAATCATCGCTCAACGTGTCATAATCCGTGCTCAAAGTACCGTAATTACCAAATAACTCGTCATACGTCCCTTTTAACGCAGTCTTATCCTTGTCCAACTGGTCGTAATTATCCTGCAACGTACCCAAATTACCAATCGCAGTGTTGTAATCCGTGGTCATCGTTCCGTAATTAGACGTAAGCGTGTCATACAACCCACTTAACGTGTCATACTCACCAGCCTTCGCATCCAAATCCGCCTTGGTCGTGCCCTGTAACTCCTCAAGAGTCCCATATTGACCGCTCAACGTGTCATAAGTGCCCTGCAACGTACCATAATCCGTGGTCAACGAACCGTAATCCCCGAACAAAGTATCAAACTCGCCCTGCAAATCGCCCATCTCACCAACAGTGGAGTTGTACGTCCCCTCTAAAACACCATACGCGTCCTCCGCAGCCTTCAACTTCTCCTTGGTGTCCTCAATCGCTACAGCCTGATTGTAGTTGTAACCCAAACTTGTCGAATCATCCGACGTATCGTAATCATAACCCATCTCATCCAACAGATTTTTATAACGATCACGCTCGCGAACCTCGGCCAACAAATCAACCAACTGACCAGAAGTCATACTCGAGTCATAAGTGGACCCATAACCAAGATCCGAAATCGCCGTCGCCGCGTTGCTACGATCCCGAGCCTCAATGTACTGATTCAAGTAGCTGTTTATATCAGCGTCATCCCCAGGCAACAAATTGTCGTACCCAAGACCCGAAATCCGATTCTGAAACTCCCCGTACAACTCGTTGTTGTAATCGTCCTGAGTCCGATAAGAACGACCCGTGTAATCAATAGTCTGCTGACCACCAAACGTATCGTTGAAACTGTAAATCTGATCAGAACCTGGAGTGTAAATCCCCGGATCATACGAACTAAACGTCGTATATGAAGAATCATCCTCACCCATCCAATCAGGCCGCTGATTCAATATCGCATTCGTCTGGCTCTTGTACCGCTGATATTGAGATCCGTAACCCGCGTTCTTTACATCATCACTCTCATTAGACAACCAACTGTCAAAATCCGTCGTACCCTCACGAAGACGCTGGTCATAAAACGAACGATCATCGTTCTTCATATCCGCGTCAGTAGCGTGAATCTTCTGCGTATAACCAGATACAACATGCTCCGGTATATACGAACCACGCTCCTCCGCCGTTAATCCAAACTGATCCTCGTTTAAATAATTTACATAACTACCAAACTTGTCATTAAAATCAGCGTCCGGCTTGTTCGCAGCACTCCATGTCGCAAAATCATCAGGAGTCGGTATTACAGGAGCCGCCGCTTTTTTACCGCCGCCACCAAAAACCTCTTTTAATATCGCTCCGCCAATAACCGCCGCAAAGAAATTAAACATCAGATAAAACTCCGGTCCACACTCCAACTGTTAAACGCTTCTAACATACGTCCACCAACAAATCTACCTCGCTCCTCGGTCAAGCGTAATACCCACGAGCAGCACCACCAAACGGACTAGCCTGCTGAGGTTGAGCATAAACCTGCTGCTGCCTGTTCTGAGGTTGAGCCGCACCCAACTGATTAATATATCCACCACGGTTAGCCGTCGGACCCTCAAAAGTAGCCTGACCAACACTCGGCATCACTCCAAACTGCCTCTGAGGCATCTGACCATAAGCCTGCTGAGAACCATAACCACCACCCATCTGCTGCATCCCGCCACCACCAGCAAAAGCCTGCGATAACAAAGCAACCAACATCTGCATCGTGTTGTTCCCCATCTGCTGATGACCAAAACCACCACCATAACCACCCTGCTGCATCGGATGACGCATCATCGGAACCTGCCGCTGCATCTGCATAGGTGCCTGACCCATGATCCCACGCTGCTGCTGACGCATCATCTGCATCATCTGCTGACGTTGCTGCTGCTCCTGCTGATGACTCTGATACGCATCACTCGACGTAAACGCAGTCTGTAACTCATTCAAACGAGCTAACTCATCCTCAGTAGGACCCAAACTCCGCTGATACTCCTGTAAAGCCATGTAATCAGCATTGTCCGCAAACGGATTCGCAGGACGCTGCGGCGCAGCCATCAAACCACCCATCTGATTTATCTGTGCAAAAGACATGATCCTCGCTCCTCGGTTGTTGAATGCAGTTTATAACAAACCCAAATGAAAATATAGGGGCGATTTTTCTCGGTACTTGTGCACTGGATACAAGTCCAATGAAATTACCCCCGAATGATTTTACAAAACCATGTATATAAGTCGCATATAGCAGCAGCACCCCCCTAAAAGGGGGGTGCGGGGGTCGGCGCCCGCGTCGCGGGCGGGCGCGGGCGGGCGGAGTAACACCCAAAGATGGCGCCGGATGGATGAAATTAATTGATAAAAATTGTAATTAATTGCGTTTTAGGTGTTGACTATCTGATATCTATGCCCTACATCTATAGATGTAGCAAGGACGCTACGGTCAATAAAGGAAAGAAAGATGGACAAGATTGAAACACTCGGACGGATCGCGGAGCTCGAAGCTCAGATCAAAACGGCCACCAAAGAACGCGATGAGCTGCGCGTCACAGCAGTAGCCAATAGCTGGGCTACATGGTCATACACGGTTCGGATGAGCGCACCATCGCTGGCATGGTGGAAAGAGAACCGCCCAACAGTGTGGAAGAAATACGCTAAGGAAACATCTGTTAAGAAGTTCACACTGGTATAATTCAACGGGGGGCGGTTGCCCCCCACATTCAACAAAGGAAAGAAAGATGGACAATAAAACTAAAACAATCAAACCCCACGGGTTTTTCAACACTCCAGAGTCATTTGATGTGATCGAGGATTGGATCAATCGGCACCCCAAAGAGGATCGAATCCACTTGATGACAGCTGCGATGATGACTTGGAACTATGCCTGCAAAGTAGCAAACGACGAATAAACAGACTTGTAGCCCAGTACCATCTGGGCTACACTCTACTTGTTCAATTAGGAAAGGAAAGAACAATGACTAGATCAATCAACACGATTGCAAAAGAGATTAGCGCAGACTGGAAGAAAGTCTACTTCGGCGCAGCGCCTTATCTGGACGCGATGCACTCCCTTAACAGCATAGAAGACAATTACATCTATGATAGCGGCAAATCAGTCGTGCGTTACTTTCTGGCGAACGCTGGAACATGGCGCGGAGACACCGCCCGTCGCGTCAAGACTGAATTAAAGGCTATGCTCTAATCAAACCCCGCCCCTGGCTGCTCCGATATCTGGAGTCTACGCGCCAGGGGCTTTTCTATAAGGAAGGAAAGAACAATGGAAACTATATGGAACATCACGCTGGGCTTTGTCATGGGCTTGATCATTGCAACCGTGCTCTTCGGGCCCATCATCATGGGCTGGATATAACGCCATGAAAATCACAAGCACAATCGAAAGCGGATGGCGCTACGTTTATGACGAAGACTACCAGCGAGCACAATCATATGCGGATGATCTGGTTACCGCTGCGAGCCTTAATCAATGGCATGACAATCGAGGCACACGAGGCTGGCCCCGGGTATCACTACCCTGGGAACGAAAAGAAGATAACTTGCTGCTGCGACTACTGCGCGAGTTCGATGGGCGAGGAAAGAAAAACGTCATCGAACTATGTATCGCCCAATCGCTAGGACGCACCCCAGTATCAGTTCGCACTCGGATCAACGCTATTCGATAACACATAAGAATCCCCTGGCTCTTGGGCTAATGAGCCTCTTTCCTTCGGGCCCAGGTGCGCAGCGCCTGGGCCTTTGGCGTTCGGGCCGCAGGGCGCAAGGCGCAAGGCTCGCTCCGCTCGCAAAAAATATGTCAAGGCGCAGGACCGTTGCCACTTGGCAACCTTTGGCAAGTGACAAATAACTTGTTGACAGCTTGTTTGCTATATGCGAAGATGGGTCATAGGCAATCAGGCCTATCTCAACAAGGAAAGATGTTATGAGAAAATCTTACGTTTCAGAAACTACCCTGAAGGTTCAAGTCGAAATCGATCTGGGCGAAATCGAAAACCTGATCAGCAGCTTGAGCGATCTGGACACCGCGGAAGGTAAAAACTACCGCGCCAAAGAACTGGTAACAAAATTGCAAAAGCTCAAGCGCGAAGCAGCCGAGGAAGCGCGGCGCGGGTTTGAGCGGATGTTAGAGCAATCTTAATTAGGGAGGGGCGGGCCAATAAGCCCGCCCATTTTTTATGGCACATGGAGATCCAGCAGATCGAGGCGGCGCCGATGCTTACTATGGCAGGCTAGTCGATCCGCATTACTGGCCCGAGGGAACGTACAACGGAACCCGGATCGAGCGAGACAAGATGACTAAAACCCAGATAGAAGACTATCTCAAAGCTTACGAAAAGCAGGACTTCTTTAAAGACTGGGGATATGAATGACGCCAGGGCCCTTCGGGGCCCTTTCGCGTCGCGCCCTGGCGCTGCGACGTAAAACAGAAAAGACAAGGCGCAGGGCGCAGGGCGCAAGGCGCAGGATCGACGCGCAGGACGCAAGGCGCAGGAAAAATAAAACTTGCGGACCACTTACAATCTGCTAAACTCTAAGCATTCAACAGAGAAGGAAACAAACACCATGAAAAGCGCAATCATCTACAACGGGCCAAGCCTATTGGATGGAAAGCCAATCGTCGTTATCGCGACATATTCAAACCGCAACACCAAAACGGGGACGGTCGTGCAAACTTACATCTTGTGCCGCGACACAAACCCGCTCGAAGCTTCAAAGACTGGCGCAGACTTTTCAATTTGCGGCGATTGCACCATGCGCGGCGAAGTAACAACGGACCCGCAACGCAAGCAAGCAAAAGGGCGCCGCTGTTATGTTAACTTAGGGCAAGGCGTCTTGATTGTTTGGAAAGCATTCCAGCGTGGCGTATATAAAGACGGGCCCGCTCGGGTCATGGGCCGCGGTCGTTTCGTTCGCGTCGGGACATACGGCGATCCCGCGGCGGTCCCGTCCCACGTTTGGGACGAGCTTCTAAGTGAAGCGGACACTTGGACCGCTTATAGCCACCAATCCGGATTCCGCCCCGACATCGCGATGCAATCCGCCGACGACCACGCGCAAGCGGTCGCGCATTGGAAACAAGGACACCGGACATTCCGAGTAATCGCGGATCTAGGCGACCTAGACAAGGCGAACGAGGCCCTTTGCCCCGCGTCAAAAGAAGCTGGACGCCGCGTCCAGTGCACAGCATGCAAATTGTGCAAGGGATCCAGCCTAGCAAAATCAATCGCGATTGTGGAACACTAACAAAAGGGGCTTCGGCCCCTTTTTTATTTGTCCAACGCGCCGCTGCGCCTTGCACCGCGGACCGCGGACCGATAACATCAAGGCGCAGGGCGCAGGATACCTTCCAAAACAGGGCGCAGGGCGCAGAACAAGGACGCAGGACTGTCGACGCGCAGGACGCAGGGCGCAAGGCACCCCTGCTCAAGGACCGCGGGCCCCTGATTCCCCCCAAATAAAAGTATATCACGCTCCTTGGCCCTCTTTACCAAGAAGAAATTCGCCCCGCCACGAGCCCAATATGCCATATTCCAAGCAACTTGATGAGGCGAGAGTTTTATTGCGTTGGAGTTCGCTACCTTCAATTCCATCCAGAAGGGTAAACCGTCCCATACCAAATGGACATCAGGCACCCCGCCACCGTGCTTGTTTTCAATCCTTGTCGCGAAGCAGTTCTTCGGAAGGTTTGTCCTCAATGAGTTCCAAAAGTTCGCCTCCGGCCCCTTGCTCATCTGGTGTGATATCCTTTGCTGTTCCTTCTATCACAAAAGCTTGCGGGTATTGCTTTTGCAACGCCGCCAAACGGGCAGTGATCTCATCCCGTGACATCTGGTCTATGGTGTTGATCTGCTCCCGCCTATCGACAGTCAAGCCACCCAACGCGGAGCGGATCTTCTCGGCATTGATAGCCGCAGAAAACTGGCCCGCCTCTTCGGCGCCCGCTGACAGTTGATACAGCCGTTGAAGCTGACCGATAGTGGAGACACCATAACGCCGCTGTCGCTCCTCTCGGAGCTCGGTTACATACTCCAAAACGTGCGGGTAGTCTCTTCCATTAAGAAGCTTGGACGCACTGGTGTTGGCAACCTCGGCAGAATAACCTGCCTTGCGGGCTGCTTCGGCGTTTGAGTATATGCCCTCGACAATGTGCCTTGCGAAGGTGCGTTGTCGGTTGGTCAGCGTCCGACCATGTTCCTCTTCGATCTTCTGTTCAAGCTTTCCCATGGTCACCCCGTTGTTGTTATCCAACAATCTATACCAAGTGATTGGCTCTTTCAACTTTCCTATATAGCGATTTTTTCCCAGCGAAGTGTCATCAGATGTCATCAGGTGTCATCACTTCTGGGCTGTTTAAGCACTGTAAATAAGGGGGTGATGACAGTGATGACGGTGATGACACCATATTTGAATGAAAAAAAAAAAAAAAAAAAAAATCTCTGGGGAAGTGTCTATAGTGTAACTCGCGTAACCGCTGCTTGCAAAAAGTCCTTGACCCGAGGACCGAGGTGCAATAGCTTGCATGTATTCAACAAGTAAACAAGGAAGGAAAGACTTATGAAACTTGAATTAAAATCTATCAAGCATACTGCGTGGGCTTCTGAGGAGACTCATTGTTATCAGGCCAATCTATATGTGGATGGCAAGCCTGTTGCTGTTGTGAGTAATGATGGTCATGGTGGTTGTGACCGTGACTATGATCATCCTAAGTTCAAGGGTGACAGTCGTGATTACCGTTTGGTAATGAAATCTATTGAAGAGTATTTTGAATCGTTGCCTCCTTCACCTTTTAGTTATGAGGACGCGTATGGTGTTATGGTTCATGATACTTTGCCTCAGACGTTGGAGTCGTGGTGTTGTGATCAAGTCAATGATTTTTTGACGGGTCGTGAATTGAAGCGCAAGCTGAAGAGCAACATTTTGTTTCAGAAGGAGGGTGAAGATGGTGTGTATGGCTCCAAGTATTATCCTACTGTGACTGACGGCTCGTGGGTCAATGGCCGTCGGATCTTGAACGACATGCCGTTTGCTGATGCGTTAGAGATTTGGAAGGCGACATAATGGTTTTGCCAAATTTAGAGTTTGCAGTGTTGCGTGTTGCGATTGATCATATGATTGAGCATCTGGAGGATGTTTGGTTGGACAGTGATGCGGAGCCTTGGGAGCATGAGGAGCTTCACAGTAGGTTGGAAGCCGCCAAGCGATTGAAGGAGCGGTTTTCATGAGTGCTTATTACAATGAGATCGATCCTTATGCGGCGTCATGGTTGCGGGAATTAATTAAGGCGGGCCACATTGCTGATGGTGTGGTTGACGAGAGGAGTATTAGTGATGTCAGACCAGAAGAACTTTTTGAATTTACTCAGTGTCACTTCTTCGCGGGGATTGGAATCTGGAGCCACGCGCTCCGCTCCGCGGGATGGGATGACGAGCGGCCTGTGTGGACGGGCTCATGTCCCTGCCAACCTTTCAGCCAGAGCGGCACAAGAAAGGGGGTGCTTGACGAGCGGCACCTCTGGCCTCACTGGCACCACCTCATCGCGGAGTGCCGCCCTTCAACGATCTTTGGAGAGCAGGTTGCGAGCAAAGACGGGCTTGGTTGGCTCGACCTTGTACAAGCTGACATGGAAGGAGAGGACTACGCCTTCGGGGCTTTTGATTTGTGCTCTGCGGGCTTCGGCGCCCCGCACATCCGGCAACGGCTTTGGTTCGTGGCCGACGCCGACGACGCGGGATCACAAGGGCGGTTACATAGGGGGTCGGATACGCAACGGCAAGATCAGCACGGACACGTTGGATGTGGCGGCTCAGTTGGTGGGGTGGCCCACGCCGACAGCGAACAACGCGACGAAGGATTGCAATCGGTATCGGGAGGATTTTCAGAACGGGTTGGGGGCGATAGCGTCTTTGACCACGGGGTGGACCACACCATCAGCCTCGGACGGGACGCGGGGCGGCAGTGGGATCACGGCCAAGATGTCGGGGAGCAGTTTGACTCAGATGTCGAAGATGGCGGGGCCGATAAGACTAACGGCTTCTGGGGAGATGTTGACTGGCTTGGATGCAGGGATGGAAAGTGGAGGCCAGTTAGATCCGGCTCATTCCCGTTGGTTAATGGGGCTACCTCCCGCGTGGGACGATTGCGCGCCTATGGCAACGCGATCACGGCGCAAGTCGCGCAAGGATTAATTGAAAGTTATATGGAGACAGCAGATGCCTAATCATTGTTATCAAGGTGTGTACCTTCACGGGCCGACCCATTTGATCCAGCACTTACATGCTGCGTTATCGAAGGATGAGCCTGAGTTTTGTAGCACCATTGCACCCATGCCATTTGAGGTGTGGGCCAAGCAGACGCAGCCGGATCAGGTCATGCCTGATTGGTACGAGTGGAGAGCCAAGAACTGGGGTACGAAGTGGGATGTTTGTGATGCGGAGATCGACGAGGATGGTCTTGAGTATTCAGATGACAAGAAGGTTGCGTGGTTCTCGTTCCGCTGTTGGACGGCATGGGGTGCGCCTATTCCGGTGTGGGATAGGTTGCATGCGATGGGCATCGAGGTTCAGGCGGAGTATCAGGACGAGGGTGGTATGTTTGAGGGTGAGTATCATCATGGTGAGGATCGTTCGTGGGATCCTGAAGATGTATTGGAGGAGGCGTGATGACAGCGCAGGACATGGAAGATATGTTGGATGCGGTATTTCGCAAAGTGTTTAGGAGTTTAACAGAAGAGGAGAAGAAGAAATGATTAGAGAATTTTGGCAACGTCTGACGCGCAAGCGTCGGAGCAATAAGAAGTTGACGCGCAAGGAGCAGATCTTGGGTGAGTTGGACCGAGGAGCGGGGACTGCGAAGCAGTTGTCGGACCGCACGGGATTGAAGCTTACGATTGTTCGGGCGACGATGACTCAGTTACACAAGGCTGGTTTAATTGTGGACACTGGAAAGAAGTCTGGGCGCGAGGGCGTTTGGATTGTGAAAAAAGTTCTTGACTAACGCGCAGAGCGCATGTCACAAACAAGTTACTATCAACTAGAAGCCAAGTAAGGAGAAAACACATGGCAACGAAGAAAGCACCACAAGAGTCTGCATTGGAAATTCAACCATTGAAGCAGGGTCGCGTTAAACTTCGGATGATGGGCACTACCCCGTTGTATTTCAACAGCATGAGCAGCAAGGCTATGCGTGATTTGTTGATTGGTGGGGGTCGCAAGACTGCGGCGCAGAAGAAAGAGATCAAGCACAATCCTGAGCAGGAGTTTCGTGATTCGGTTTACAAGAAGTCTTTTGGGGATACGTTGTTATGTTTCCCTGCTCCAGGGGTCAAGGGCGCGATGGCTACGGCTGCGTTGGAGACTGATGGTATTACGAAGACGAGTGTGCAGCGGTTGATTTTTTTACCTCAGACGCATGTTCAGATATGGGGCAAGCCTCAGTTAAAGATTGACATGGTTCGCTCTGCGGACATGAACAAGACGCCGGACATGCGGACGCGGGCTTACTTGCCTCGTTGGTGTGCGGAGGTTGACATTGCGTATGTACAACCAACCCTGTCTGCGTATTCGATTGTGTCGTTATTGACGAATGCGGGATCGATTGTTGGGATTGGAGACTTCCGGCAGGAGAAGGGCCGAGGATCGTTTGGCACGTTCCAAGTTCTGACTGAGGACAGCATGGGTTCATTTCAGAGTGAGTGGGATGAGTTGATGTTGGAGGATCGAGCGGTTCAGCAGGATGCGATGGACAACCCTGTGTTTGCGGATGAGCAGACTGAGGAGTTGATGCAGTTCATGGCGGAGGAGAGATCCCGTCGTGATATTACTTTAGTTGCGTAAGAAGGATGGGGGCCGCGAGCCCCCATCCATTTGGTCAAGGTTACACGGTCTGGGTGAGGTGCGGTCGAGCACGTTCGGTTAGGGCGGGGTACGGTCCGGTTGGGTCAGGCGGTCGAGGTGTGACAAGGTCGGTTATGGCAAGTCGGGTTAAGACGGTCGGGGCACGGTCCGGTTTGGACGGGTTCGTTGAGTTGGGGCGCGGCACAGGCATGGCCCGTTTTGGTTAGGCGGTCGGGGTCCGGTAAGACATGGTTGGTCGTGGAGAGTTACGGTGCAGCAAGGCGGTCGGGGTCACTCTAGGTGAGGTGTGATGTGTTCGGTTAAGTTATGGTCACGGTACGGCGGTCATGGAATGATAAGTTGAGGTATGTCGGGTTCTGTCAGGTCGTGTCATGGCGGTCGGGGCGAGATGTGTTTCGGTTTTATTGGTTTTGGTATTGTTTGTTAAGGCGGTCGAGGCGCGGTATGACGAGTTACGTTGCGGTCAGTCGGGTCGCGGTCACGGTACGGCGGTCATGGCGCGGGGAGGCGGCGAACGGTAAGTTACGTCGGGGCAAGGCGCGGCGGTCAATTAAACAGCTATATAAGGAGAAAAGAAATGGCTGGTTTTCCAAAGAAAGAACGTCAAAGAATTATTGACGAATATCTAGCGGCATCTGGGAACAACATGTTTGTTCCGCATGAGTTTGTGGATTGGTTGGGTGGACAGCCTGAGCATGAGGCATATGATTGGTTCTATAGTCTGAATGATGCGGAAGCTGCGCGTCAACATCGGATCCAGTTGGCTCGTCAGATGGCGAGTGGTCTAAGGATCGTGGTTCAAGACACGACGACCAATGATCAGGTGGTTAGTTTATCGGTTCGTGAGTACCCTACGTTCATCAGTCCTGTGAGTTTACGCAAGAGTGGTGGTGGGTATGAGCGGTTTGATCCTGAGAGCAGTGATGCTCAACAAGAATTACGCAGACAGGCGGCGACGGCTATGGCATCTTGGTTATCAAGATATCGTGGGTGTGCTGAGAACATCGGTTTGGACATGGGTCCTTTGGAGGATATTGCTCAGACGTTGCGGGGTGTTGAGGAGGAAGTTGCGTGATTGAATATTTTACAGCGTTGGTCCTGCATTATGAGATGCAGGACCTTGAGATGGAGACGGTGGTTTGGTTTGAGAACGAGGCTCAATGTCAGTCGGTCATGGATCAGGACATTGCGATGCCGTTGTACAATGAGCTTTATAGTTTGTACGGCAACAACATCATGATGTTTTGTGAGGTGACAGACAAGCCATCGAGGGTGGTACGACCGAGGCTTCGACCGGAGGGATTAGGCAATGGGTGACAGTGATTTAACTAGATTCCAAGCGGCTCAGTTGAACTGGCTCAAGCGTCAGGTTGATGCGTTACAGGAGGAGCGGTATCGCAGGGATGCGAGGCCCAATGTACAGCGTGAGTTATTCGCTGCGCGTGAGGAGCTTGATACATATGTTAAGAATCTTCGTGAATCGGGCAAGCAGATATGACAGAGTTTGAGCGCATTAAGTACGAGGATTTGTACCGAGCAAAATGGTTGGAGCAGAACATCAAGGACGAGGCGGCGAACCCGCGTTGGAATGGTGGCATGTCCAACAGTGCTCGCAATGGATTCAAGAAGCATCCCTCTGTGAACAAGGGCGGGCGTCCAAAGTTGACGTTGTCCAAGGATGCGGTGATGTTAAACAAGTTGCTGCAACGTGAGCTTTCTTTAACCGATGCGGCTGACATCATGGGCTTGACCGTTAAGTCTTTGCGTCAGATTAAATCAAGATACGGTTTACCAAGGAGCAAGGATGAAAAACCTTCTGACGTACATTCCAACGCGGATTAAAGAACTGAACCAAGAGATCGATGATATACTGTGGGAAGACACCGCGGATCCGAGGATCGAGCAGTTGGTAGAAGAACTCAATTATTTAAAGAGCCAAGAAGAGAAAGGAGAACTCTATGAGCCAGACTTTTGAGACGAAGAAAAAGTTCCAGTCGGAAGAGATGACTGTTTTGATAGAGGATCTAACTCATTCGGACAGTGCGTTCGGGGTGAATGAAGAGGGTGACGGGGTGTTCTTTGGCACCAGGATTGTTGAGAAGATGGAGATTGAACCTGGAGACGAGGTTACGGCGCACTGCATTCCTAATTATGTGGACAAGCGGGACGAGATTCCTTGGCGCTGCATAAAGATTTCCCACAAGAACGATTAACTTGCAACTTGTCCTCCAGTGGTTTAGAAGTAACCAACAAATGGAGGACAAGCTATGGCTCGTAAGAAGATGAAAGAGAAAGACAAGCAGCAATTTCAGAATGTTGGCTTGATCAAAGAGGATCATGACCTGCTTCGCAAGTTGGCGGACGCAGAGCAGAGGTCCATGGCACGACAACTATCTGTATTGATTAGAAAAGCTATTGCTGAATTAGAGACGGCTTGATATACTTTACTTACTGCTCGAATAGGTTCACGCCTGTGGCCTTATTTGCCCTCATCAACTAACCCCGACCCGGCTAGGATTCGCACTGCAACGGTTGGGGTTATTTTTTTGCCTCATTAGATTTGCCTTTTTTGCCTGCGATTTGGTAGGCCTTTTCTTTGGAGTACCCTCGGATCTGTGTGACGTTGGTGTAGGATTTATTCATTCCTTTGAGCAGGGCTTTTGCTACGTCATCCTCTAGGCCTGTTTGTTCGGCAAGGACCTTGGCCCCCGTATCGAGGGTCCGAAGTCCTTTCTTATAGTCCACCATGGTTTCGATTATTTCATCGTGGGTTTTAGACTTAGCCATTCCCTTGCTTCCTCTCCTAATACTTTGGCGCCGATATCGATCTTGGTTCGAAGGGCCTTAACTATGCGTTCATCGATGCTGCCTTCGCAGATCAGATCGATGTATGTCACGTTGTTCTTTTGTCCGATCCGGTGTGCTCGATCCTCTGATTGGATCCGAGTTTCCAGATTGAAGTCGTTGGCATAGTATACCACGAGGTTTGCCTCGGTCAAAGTCAGACCGTATCCTGCGGTGGCGGGGTTGCCTACGAAGAATCGAAGTGGGTGGTTTGGATTCTGGAAGTTCTTGACGATGTCGTTTCGGTCGTCGTCGGTTGTGTCCCCGAAGTATGCCGCAGCGGATCCTTCTCCAAACTTATTGTTCAGCATTTGTGTGATCTGTTGGATGTCGTACCGGAAGCGGGACCAGATGATAGCTTTGCCGTCGTGCTCGTCCATGATCTCGGTCAGTGCGTCCATGCGTTTGGATGGGAAGTACAGCATCTCACCGTCGTCGGTCTTCAGATGGCCGGACATGATCTGTTGGAGCCGCAGCATCTGCGTGATTACTGCTGGTGCGGTGACCAACTCACCGTCATCGAGCAGCACCATGGCATGGCGGCGCACATCCTCGTACATCTTGAACTGTTCGGAGGTCATGCCGACATACCTGGCGGTGTAGATTTTGTCGGGAAGATCGAGGCAGTCCTTCTTTAATACGCGGAAGGAGAACATATCGATCTTGTTGGTGAGCTCGTCGAGATTCTTGAACCCAATGATTTGCTGAAAGGCTGCTTGACCCATGGTCTTGCGTTGCACTACGGCGTAGCGTCCTTGGAACGCGTAGTACGAATCATATCCCAAGAGCCCAGGGCGGAGGAACTCGCACTGCGAATAGATATCCATTGGGCTTTTTGTTATGGGTGAGCCTGTCAAGAGTCTTCTATACTTGAACCCCGCAGCGATTTTCATTAGAGCTTTGGTGCGCTTGGCCTTATGGTTTTTGATGGTGGTTGATTCGTCGATTGCGATCATACCGTTTGAGCCCAGCGCACGAGCCATCCATTCCCCTGCATTTTTACCTTTAAGAGATGAGAATGATTCGACGTTCATGACAAAGATGGTCAGGCCGTTGAACTTATCTTTGACTGAGCGCATCTCTTCGGTTTGTTTTTTGTTTGGACTAGACACCCAACGTATGACGCGATGGGGTATATCATCGGACATATGTTCTGGGATTTCTTTGGCTACCCAGTTGCGATACACGCCTTTGGGTGCGATGACCAAGGCAAAGTTGATCAGCCCTGATTGATACAGCATGCCCATGTTGTCGATTAGAACTTTGGATTTACCCGTCCCCATCTCCATGAACAAACCAAACTCGATTCGATCCCACCCGTCATCCAAGGCTTCGGCCTGGTGATTAAACGGTGGTAATTTATATTTGTAGTTGACAACCATTATATACCTCCACTATTGTCCACTAACGGATAGCATGGTGCTACCGGATAAATCAACCCTGAAGAGGAAAAACTTTATGAGCGATATATTTGAAGACTTATACGACGAATCGGAGGCGCTCGCGTCTGTCGATACTGGAACCGGAAAGAAGTTAAGTCAACTGGTTCGTAAACTTCGCGCTGTTGAGAAAGAGATCAGCGATGCGGAGGACCACATTAAAGCTATGAAGCAAGAGAAGCACAAGCTTTCGGTCGAGAACATCCCCGCCTTAATGGATGAGATGGGCGTCGAGCGTTTGGATGTGGACGGCTCTGTTGTGGAGCGCAAGATGATTGTTGCTGCGTCGATACCTGCGGCAAACAAAGAGGCCGCGTTTGATTGGCTTCGGTCCAATGGCTTGGATGACATCATCAAGAATGACATCACCGTGTCCTTTGGTAAGGGCGAGGATAATGTAGCGGGCGACGTTGTCGGACTGCTGCAAGAGCGTGGCTTCGATCCGAAGACCAAGACCCACGTTCACCCTTCTACACTCAAAGCCTTCGTTAAGGAGCGCGTGATAGAAGGTAAGCCGATTGATCTCGATTTGTTCGGGGCTTTCATTTCCAATACAGCACAAATCCGGAGGAAGTAATATGGGTGCCGTAGCTAAGAAAAAAAGTGCAGAGTTAAGCACAGATGTCATGGATGACATCCTAGAGTTTGCTGGAGAGGGCGCCGCCTTTGACAGTTCTGAAATGCAGATCCCGTTTGTTCGTATCCTGCAAGCGATGTCCCCGCAGCTAAACAAGCGCGAGGCCAGTCACATCAAGGGTTCGGAGCAAGGTGATTTGTTTAACAACGTCACCATGGAACTGTTCACAGGAGAGGACGGGGTCACTGTGATCCCCTGCTACCAGACTGTTAAGTACCTGGAGTTCGTTCCTCGGGATCAAGGTGGTGGTTTCCAAGGAGAGATTGCTGCAACCGATCCTGTGTTGCAACAGACTTCGCGCTCGGGATCCAAGGAGATCCTGCCCAACGGCAATGAGTTGGTCAAATCTGATCAGCACTTCTGCTTACTGATTGGTGAGGACGGGATCACGCAACCTGTTGTGATCGACATGAAGTCTAGCCAGTTAAAGGTCAGCCGTCGTTGGAAGACCCAGATTGCGATGCAAAAGGTTAAGCATCCAAAGACAGGGCAGATGGTTCTGCCACCCCTGTTTGCTACGATCTGGAAGTTCAGCACTGTTGAAGAGAGCAATGACCAAGGTACATGGTTCAACTATCAGATCGAGAAGGTCGGGTTGGTTGATAGCCGTGATCTAATGCTTGAGGCCAAAGCCTTCCGCGACAGTGTCGCTGCGGGCGAAGTGAAAGCTGCACCGGAGGAAGGGGCTTCCACTCCCACTCCTCCGTTGAAGGATGATGAAATCCCCTTCTAGCAGCCTTGGGGAGGCGGACGGGTATCCGCCTCCCTTTTCACTTGGGAGCAGTAAATGTCACAATCTAAAAAACTGCTTGCCGCGTTTGCCGGAGCCAAGAATGCTCACGGCACGACATCCGTAGGTCGGATAGGTCGGAACGGTAAGGCAGACTCAAAGAGTAAGATCATACGAGAGCCGCTGACAGATGCGCTAGTCAAAGCGCACATCAAGGGCGAGCAGGGGGTCGGGGCCATTCCGATCAACGAAGACAACCAATGTCGGTTCGGTGCTATAGATGTGGATGTCTATGATCTGAACCAGAAAGAAATGCAGGACAAGATCCAGAAGCTCAAGCTTCCGTTGCTGCATTGCAGATCTAAGTCCGGAGGCGCCCATCTCTATTTGTTTCTCAAGGAGTGGGAGCAAGCAGCCGTGGTCCGAGAATACCTGACCGAGATGTCGATCATGCTTGGGCACAGTGGCGTTGAGATTTTTCCAAAGCAGGACACGATCATTGCCGAGCGCGGTGATGTTGGCAACTTTATAAACATGCCGTACTTCAATGCGGAAACTCCGCAGCGGTATTGCTACAATCCCAATGGCGAGGCCATGGAACTGGATGAGTTCTTGGATGCGGTGGAGAAGAACCGGGTTGAGTTGGCTGACTTGGAAGCTTTGCGCAGCACGACCAAGGTTCGCAAGCACTTCGACGATGGGCCTCCCTGCATACGCAACATCTTTTCGGACGGGCCACAGAGCGAGCCGAGGAACAAGCTTTTGTTTTTCATAGGTGTGTACTGCAAGAAGAAGTTTCCGGATAGTTGGCAAGCCTCCCTGGAGGAATACAACCGAACGTTATTCTCTCCACCCCTTCCATCCTCAGAAGTGCTGACCGTAATCAAACAGCACGAGAAGAAAGACTGGGGGTACACCTGTAAGGACGAGCCGTTCAAGTCATACTGCGATCCATCTCTGTGCGTCTTGGCAAAGCACGGGATCAGCGATGATGCGCCTGATGCACCGCAGGTTGGCGGGCTGACGATCATGTTGTCTGAGCCTCGGTTGTATTTCATGGATGTAAACGGGTTGCGGATTCAGTTGAGCTCAGAGCAGTTGCAGAATCAAACGCTCTGGCAGCGAGCTTGCATGGAGCAGTGTAACTTTATGCCGCCGACTACTAAGCCACAGAAGTGGCAGCAGATGGTCAACAGTTTGATGAGCCAAGCAACGTACATCGATGTGCCGTATGAGGAGACGATTGCGGGTCAATTCAAGGAGCACTTGTTTGCCTACTGCACCAGTCACATTCGTGCCATGGCTCCAGAAGAAATCGAGATGAATAAACCGTGGACCGATGGTGGTGTGACGAAGTTTAAGTTGGAAGGCCTGTTGGAGTATCTGCACCATCGAAGGTTTGTTGGTCAGACCCGAGCGCACATTATTCAGATGATACGGGACATGGGCGGCGACAATGGAGTGCAGAATATAGTAAAAGCCAAAGGGAAGCGGACAAACATCCGATGTTGGTACGTCCCTGCTTTTGAAGAAGATGAAACCGAATTGCCTGTGAAGGAGATATCAAATGACATCCCATTCTAATCGCTTGCTCCGAGTGGGGGAAGTTGCGGACCTATTGGGTGTGTCGCGATCCTACGTCTACAAGTTAGCGCAGACTACAGACAACTTTCCGAAGCCCATTGTTCTGGGGGACGAAACAAACAAGCGGTCCTCTAGCCGTTGGGTTCTGTCCGAGGTTGAAGATTGGGTAAACTCAAGACCAAGAGGCAAAGAGTATGATACCTAAAGCGGAACTGGTGCTTGGCCCTCCAGGGACAGGCAAGACCTACTACCTGATACAGCAGATCAAAGCGGCGTTGGAAAAAGGAACGCACCCGTCAAGGATCGGCGTGATTTCGTTTACGCGTAAAGCCATCGAGGAGATGGTTGCTCGGGCCTGTGCTGAGTTTAACCTGGAGCCAAAAGACTTTCCGTTTATGAAGACAAGCCACTCGTTCGGGTTCCATGGACTAGGGTTGCAGCCTCAAGACATCATGACCAAGGAAGATTACGACAACATAGGACGGGAGCTCGGCCTGACGTTTGAAGGTAAGATGCGTATGTCGCTAGAGGATGGCTTGTCTTTGCCCACGATTGGAGGATCAGGGTCCAAGTATCTGCAACTGGAGCACCGAGCTCGGCTGCGTATGATTGATCTGGAACGTGAGTTCAACGATGCGGGGGACCGTGATTTGTTTTTCCCGAAGCTTGTGCAGTTGTCCAAGCAGATCGAAGAGTACAAGGCGGCGACTAACAAGTTTGACTTTGTGGACATGATCGAGAAGTACATTCCGTTGGGGGAAGCGCCGAGCCTAGACTTCTTGTTTATTGATGAGGCCCAAGACTTTACTCCGCTGCAATGGCAGATGGCTGAGAAGATAGCGGACAATGCCGATCAGGTGTTTATTGCAGGGGATGATGACCAAGCTATTCACAGGTGGACGGGCGTTGATGTTGATTTGTTTAACGAGAGCTCGAACAATGTAAAAGTTCTGGAGAAATCCTACCGTATTCCCAAGGCCGTGCATCGTTTGGCAAACAGTATATCCGAACGTATATCCGGACGGCACGAGAAGGAGTTTGATTCGCGTGACGAGGAGGGAAAGGTCGAGTTTGTTTATCACTTGGATGACATCCCGTTGTACGAGGGGTCGTGGACAATCATGGCTCGGACCAACAGCTATGTTACGGACTTGGCGGACCACATAAAGAAGGCGGGGTTTAAATACTCCATCAAGGGACGGCCCAGTGTGTCTCCTACCTTGGTTGCAAACATCTTTACTTGGCAGGATCTTTGCGCGGACAAGACGGTGTCTCTGCAAAGGATCAAGGACTTCTATTCGTCGGTCCCAAAGCAGGGGCAGAACGCTGTTGTCAAACGAGGATCCACTCAGATGCTAGATACTTTAGCGTCGGATGCGGAGCTCACCATGGAGCAACTGCAAAAAGATTATGGGTTGTTGGTGGGAGCCGAACAGTCTGCGTCGGAAGTATTAAGGATTGGCAAAGCTGAGAGAGAGTATATCGTAGCTATGATGCGAAGGGGTGACGATCTACTGTCCGAGCCACGCATTAAGTTATCCACCTTCCATGCTATGAAGGGCGGGGAAGATGATAACTGCGTCGTATATACGGCGTCCACCGCAGCGTGTGTGAACAGTGACCACCCAGACGATGAGCATCGAGCGTTCTATGTCGGGGTGACCAGAGCAAGGCACACGTTGTACATTCTACAGAGCAGCAACAAATACAGGTACACGCTATGAAACGAGATGAAGTCTTAGACAAAGCCAAAGAGTTGATCAACGGTCAGAGGGCCAAGGATTACGGTGATGCGTACCACAATCATGGCAGGATTGCGGAGGGGTGGAACATTATTATCAGCGGAGCGTTAAAGAGTCACGGCCATGTAACCGCTGCGCATGTCGCGTTGATGATGGACTGGGTAAAGAGTGCGCGTTTGGTTGAGAACATCGACCACGAGGATTCTTGGGTGGACAAGGCCGGGTATAGTGCCTTGGGCTCGGAGCACATAGACCGGGATAAGAAAGACGTACCGTCTCTTTTATTACCTCGGCACAAAGAAATCATCCAAAGGATGCGTGAAAAGAATGCAAGATAATCTCTTTGGCAGTGCGTTGCACCACCAGATTAAGAACGAGTTGAATCTGATAGATGCTGACTGGAACATTCCTCCGGACTATCCTGACCTAACAGGGTACAAGAATGTGGCCGTGGATTTGGAAACCTATGATCCCAACATCAAGACTCTTGGCCCAGGGTGGGCCCGTAAGGACGGCCACATCATAGGTATTGCGGTGGCAGCGGGAGAATACCAAGGATATTTTCCTATCCGGCACGAGAACGCTCACAACCTAGACCCCAAGTTTACCCTGCGGTGGCTCAAGAAACAGATGTCTGTGCCTGACATGAACGTGATTATGCACAACGCAATCTACGATGCGGGTTGGCTGAGAGCCGAGGGCATAGAAATCAAGGGTAGGATTATCGACACGATGATCTCAGGGGCACTGGTGGATGAAAACCGTTGGTCCTTTGGTCTTGATTCCATGGCTCGGGACTTTGTGTCCATGCGTAAGAACGAACGGCTTCTGCAAGCAGCGGCCAAGGAGTGGGGCGTTGATCCTAAGTCAGGGATGTACAAGCTTCCGCCCAAATATGTGGGGGCCTACGCCGAGCAGGACGCGGTTGCTACGCTCAAACTGTGGGACGCATTAAAGGCACGGTTAGAGGAAGAAGAACTCTGGCACATCTGGGACATTGAGAACGGGTTGATACCCTGCATGTTGGACATGCGTACCAACGGTGTGCGCGTTGATCTGGACAAGGCAGAGCAAAACAAGAAGCTGATTCGTAAGCAGTCGAAACTCTTGAGAACTAAGATTGAGAAAGAAGCGGGGATGGAAGTGGACATCTGGGCATCCGCTTCGATCCAGAAGATGTTTGACAAGCTAGGTATGGAATACCTTACCACGGAGAAAGGTGCGCCGTCCTTTACCAAGTCATTTCTGAACGATCACCCGGCTGAGATATGCCAATCACTGGTTAAGCTGCGTGAGTTTGACAAGGCAGACGCTACGTTTATTGATAGCATTCTGCGCCACGAGCATAATGGACGTATTCATACGGAGCTCCACTCTACCCGTAGGGATGAGGGCGGCACGGTTACGGGTAGGTTTTCGTCATCCAACCCTAATCTACAGCAGATTCCTGCTCGTGATCCGGACATCAAGAAGATGATCCGCGGATTGTTTATTCCAGAAGAGGGGATGAAATGGGGATCGTTCGACTACTCAAGCCAAGAACCGAGGCTCTTGGTTCACTTCGCAGCGAGCGTTCCATCTGAGTTACGCAGTCATGTGGTGGATGATGTGGTGGATGAGTTCAACAGTGGCGATGTTGATTTGCACCAGATGGTGGCGGACCTTGCTGGGATCACGCGTAAGCAAGCCAAGACTGTGAACCTGGGGATTATGTACGGCATGGGCGTAGCCAAACTGGCCGATCAGCTAGGCATTGCTTCGGACGACGCCAAGGATTTAATCAAGCGGCACCGCAGTAAGGTTCCGTTTGTTAAGCAGCTTGCGGACATGGCAACCAAGAGGGCTGACCAGAACGGTCATATACGCACTCTGCTAGGCCGTAAGTGCAGGTTTCCCTTGTGGGAGCCTAAGAAGTTCGGAGTGGGCAAAGCCATGTCTCACGACGATGCACAGAAGGAGTACGGATCGGACATCAAACGAGCGTTTACTTACAAGGCGCTCAACCGTTTGATCCAGGGATCAGCAGCCGACCAAACAAAACAGGCGATGCTTGATTGTTACAACGAGGGACTTACTCCTATGCTCACGGTTCATGATGAGTTATGCTTTAACATAGAGAGCCAAGAACAGGCTGCTAAGATAAAAGACATCATGGAAACAGGTATACCGCTCAAGGTCCCTTCTAAAATTGACGTAGATATTAAAGATGATTGGGGAGAAATCGAATGATTGAAGATGACATGCCGACACTAGGACTGAAACAAATGCACCCGTTACAGGTTCACGCGTTGATGGACTTCGTAGGAGAGGCGCTGAACCTAGCCGCCTTGACCGACGACGAAGAGATTCTCAAAGAAGTAGAGTCTTCAGCCGATGAACTGGTACGGTTGTTTGGCGGCAACGGTGTTAAGGTAACCGTCGAAGCTTACTGACGTTGTTGGCGGCGTAGGATTTCTTCGTTAGCAGCTTGCGCCGCCGGATCACTGCCCAAGACTGACGGAGCCAGAGACTGAGCTCGCTGCAATAAGCTTGTTGCGCCAGTCGTTGCTCGATCCGCTAATCCGCTAATCGTATCCGTCGCTTGCCCTACAAAGGTTTCACTAGGTTGAGGTTGTGGGACCACGGGTTGAGAAACCACGGGACCCAAGGGCTCCGGAGGAACATAAGTAGGTTGTTGAGTCCCGACTATCTCAGTGTTCATTAGAGATCTACGAACTTCATTTATCTCTTTTTTAGGAACGCGTTGAAGAATCCTGTTTTCTTTTTTGACGTTCACCTCTCGGGCGACCTCCCTAATCAATGACCGACTGACTTTTATTGGCTCAAACTTGTTCTGTAGAATTTTATTAAGCTCTGAGTTTGAAACACCCGTGTTCTTGAATGCTTGTTTAATCTGTGCTCGGCTCATACCTGCGTCCATTGCAGCATCTATTTTACTTTTTAAGACAGCTTGATGCCGACGTTTTGCCGTGTTTGCTTGAACATACGCATCCAGAATGCTTTCTACTGTAGCGTCGTTGTCGTCCGCAACCTTCGTAAAGATCTGAACCGCACTGGACCTGTCCGCGGAGTATGCACCAGCATCGTATCCCAAGCTTCGACCAATGTTAATCTTCAAGGGACGAAGACCCGTAAGCATGGTGCCCGCTTCTTCCGCCACCGTAAATGGATCACCAGTCTTTCCGGGCTCACCTGTGATTGCGCGGTTTAATCTGCCAGAAACAATCTCACCACCTTTGACGGTGTAAGCCTGCTCCACGATCCCAGGGACAAAGGCCCCTGCTACATGGACCAAGGACTTAGATAGTTTGTCCCCCCAAAGTTCACCGGGCTCATAGATCTCGGCGCCAGTCTGGGTCTTACCGTCTCGGAGAGTAACATCAACAAGACGTTCCGTTGCCAAAGCCTCTGATGCAAACGGCTCCGAAAACTTCTTGAACGCTTCAATCGCAGCGAAACCAATTTGCTCTGCCTCGTTGGCCCCGATCTCACCCTTCTGTTGGTAGACTTCCGCAGCGGCTCGTGCAGGAGCCAGCATAAACTCATAAGGAAGCATGTATGACAGATCGACAACCTCTGCGTTCAGGTCCTCGTCTGGTTTCTCCAAGAACATCATCGTGTTACCAACAGACCAGAACGGCTTGTTCTTTTCCAGAAGATCCTCTTCTGCTTCTGTAATGCCCAAGATGTTATGCGCTGCATCCCGCATTGCAACAGGTGCAACCGTAGCCATAGAGATATAACCCGTAAGACGCTCGGCCCCAATGCCACGCACCTGACGAGCGAACGCTCTAGCTTGCTGTTCACCCATGGCTTGAATCATTTCAGGGGTAGCCTTAAACCCTAGTTCCTTGACCGCTCGGTTTACAATGTTGCCAGAAGTACGAATGATCTCCGCAGGGAACGCCATAAAGTTACCCATAACAGGGATTCGACGTAGGGATTTAATGACTTCAGGAACCATAGAATATGTAGGCATGGTCTGCTTGACCAAGTCTGTTGCCAGCATGTTGCCAAAGTCTGTGCCTGCGATAGACGTACTCCGCTGCGCTAACCCAGCTTGCTGGAACGCATCTTGAATCAATGGGTCAACATTCTCTATGTCAATACCAGCCTTGCGCATTGCCGCGCCATAGCGAGCTTTCTCGCCAAGAGCACCCACCACCTTCCAATAGTCGTCACCTAACTGGTAAGTTTTTTCCATAAACTTTACCCCAGTGCCAATGACAGGGGTCTTGCGAACTAAACTGCCGCCTTTAGTAAGAAGAGAGGATACACCTTCTTCAGTCTGCTCCTGCATCAACTTTTTAAGTTCGTTGAGTTGGATGTTCTGACCGATGGCGCCTTCGTCTTGCATAGCCTTGAGCAACCGGAACTGTTCTGGGCTGTCCACCGCGTTAGCTACCAGCACTTGCCCGCTCTCAAAGATGCCCATGTTGCGGCCAAGCAATCCGTTTGCCCCCACAACAAAGGTGTTCGACAAGAAGTTACGAACCTGTGACAACGGATTAAGAACCGTCTTCGTCATCTGGGACAGACCCTTGAGTTGCAAGGATACAGCAAGGGCATCCTGCACAAAAGACTGTGATCGACTTGGTGTAGTCAAACTATTAGCAATCTCGGTCGGAACGTAGTTGCCAGACAAAGATCCATACTTGCCACCAAACACGTTCTCCGAATCAAACTCACCCATCTTGGTATAGTTCAACTCTTCCGTAAGAACTTTGACCTGATCATCAGTCAGGTTGTTTCCGTTGATGGCAAAGGGCCGACCGCCTGCGTTCATCTTTTGAACGGCCTCGTCAAAGAACTGAACCTGCCCTGGGGTCGAGGCCGACTGTGCGGTGTTGCTGATCGAGTCAAACAATCTTTGCGAGGCCATCGTAGTAGACATGTTGTCCACTGTGCGTAGGAACGCCTCCTTTGGATTACGAACCTCGCCCATCATTTCCCGCAGCACAGGAGCTTGTTCCAAGAACGCCGACCGATCTTTTAACATTCCGTCTGCCAACTTAAACAGCGAGGTACGCCCTACCACTTCCTTCGCGCCTTTCGCCACCCCAGAACCAGCCTGTCTAGCTGCCGCCTCCGGCGTCAAACCAAAGGAGTTGACTGAAGACTTGTTAAATATGTCGTTGATAAACTGCGTGGCTTGTTGGTCCGCGGTCTGAGTATCAATGGTCGGGGTCCGAGTTTGGATGACATTTATAATTTGTTGCTTGGCCTCTTTGTACTGAGGCATGGACGCTGGGTTTACGTCTTGAAACTTCTTTGGGTCCAAGTGTAGCTCGTACAGCCGTCGGATGTATGTCCCCTGATTGTTCTGGAACTGCTGTAAGAGTTCATCCTGTCGGGCAGGATCAAGGTTTGGAGCAGAGCGAACAGAGGTTTCAAACTCTACGCTTAGATCATCGATCTTACTGCGCATGTTATCCACAGCAGTCCGGGCCTTGGCACCATAAACCTTAGTAAAGTCATCCTTACTCATGTTGCCTGTGAGAAAGTCCATCGTGTCGTTGTACGCTCGTTGCGTGGCGGACTTGCCCCGACCTGTAAGACGTTGCAGGCGAATAGCTTTGCTGATTGCAGACTCATACTCGCGTAAAAGTTTAGATGCCGCTGCTTCTTGAGCCTCGGTCATGCCTTCCGCGGTACGAACAGCGGTGGTTATTTCGTTGGGTGCCAGCCCATCCGCGGTAAAGTTCTTCTTTAAAAAGTCCGCAGATTTAGGAAACAAACCTTTTGCTTTATCCCCTAAGTAATTCATTCCAGCCGACAGGCCACGAGCCAAAGTCGGAACGCCAGATAATTCTGTGCGGCCAATGCCTTGAATCACGGCCCCCGCTACAGGCAGCACAACTTCCCCTGCAAGGTTAAAGCCCGCGCCTTCTATACCAAGCCGGAACTTGTTTCTCAGCCGTACCGCTGCGAGCTCCTTTCCCGTTAGACCGAACTCATCTTCTGTTCTCATAAGATCTGGCATAGCGTCCCAGCTATCTGCCAAGGTGGTCATGGTGCTAGGAGACACCAACACATCTGCTATGCCTGTCCCCGCCGTGGTCAGAGCAGCGCGACCCGCTCTTGTTTGGGTCAAAGCTTTGGGTGCAGTTCTTCCAAACGATTGCGCGGCCTTACCGAACCATGTTCGAGCAGCGGGAATCGCGGTCCCTGATTGCAAAGCTTTACGGGCCTTGTCCGCTTTGGAAACAAGACTAAACACCCCTAACCCAGGGGTTGCGTATGTCGTAATAACTTCTGCGACTTTACCTGCGGAGCGTTCTGGCACTAGGCCCAGACTGTCCTTCACGCCCTCAAAGGTTTCGGTGACTTTCTGTTGGGCCCCGTCTTCTATTAGATCAGCAGACGCTAGACCCGCCGCTCCAAGTTCTGTCAAACCTTGACCGATGTTTACGATACCCGCACCAGCGCCACGGGCTATCGACCCGATGACCGTTTGATCCGACTCTTCGTCTATAGGTCCTAAAGGTTCCGGAGGAATGTATTCGTTTACTGGTCCTAGCGGTTCCGGAGGAATGTATTCTTCGGCCATTGTTTTTCCTCTCTACTAACGAACGGGATACCGTTGTCCTCCAAATACAAACTCTGATTTCCCTGCCGCTTTCGCCGCTGCTTCCGTTTCTTGCATTGTTAATTGTCGAGTGCCGCCCCCAGCCAAAGACGAAAAGTTGCTCATGTCAACGCCCATAGCCTCATAAATAGGAGTTACCCGGCTTATAGCTACACTTTGAACCGTCTCTCCCGGTTTAAGTTCTAATGTACCATCATCAATTTCTTTGGCTACTTGAGTTTCTGCGGCCTGAATTGCATCGATAGGAGATTTAAAATCTCGCATTCCGACCGCGTCCCCTGTTGCCCGCATACCTGCAACCGTTCGAGCGTTTCGAAGTCTCGCCTCTAGTCTGCGATCCTCGTTGGCCTCGGACAATGCCAACATGTTAATTTTATCTTTACGCGCTTGCTCGGATGCTCGATCCTGCTTCATCATCTTCGTGCCCGCAAGCAGCCCGTTGGCTATGTTGGACAGAGCATTGGGGCTTTCGCCCGCGGCTATAGCAAATCCAATCATTGCCATGTTGTGCCACATTTCTTTCTCAGCGTCTTTGTCTTTCATGCCTAGCATTTCGCTAAACATTTTCTCATACGCCTTGACCGATTCTTTGGGAGACAAGTTAACTTCTTGGCCCGTGAGCCCAGTAAAGATTTGATTGGACGTTTTATCTGATTTTTCCTCTGGGGTTAGATCTGGATCGTTAGCAATCTCTACAATAGGTTCAAGGTTCGAGGGCCCAGATCTACCCGCATTCTCCGCCGCTTCTCTTCGTTGTTCTGGGGTTACATCAGGAATCGCTTGTTCATCATCTGCGTCCTCCGTTTCGACTTCCACAACCGCGGGTTTCGCTGCGGCTTCGGGTTCGACTTCCGTTTCCACAACCTCGGGTTTTGCTGCGGCTTCCGCCTTTTGGAGTTGTTGAGCCTCAATCTCATCCAGTGCATAGGGCACTTCTTTAAATGGTTTAGTCCTACTAAGAACTTGATCCACCGCAGAGGGTGGAGCCACGGGTTCTTTGGCCGCAATCTCACGAGCGTCTCTCGCAGCCTTCGCTGCTAGATCTAAAAACTCTCCAGATCCTGTTTCTTCGAACCTTTGCTGCGCATCCTCGGCAACACGTTCAGCTTCCATTTGAGGCTGTACGTTCGTGTCGAAGTTGTACTGATCTATAACCATCTTCTGCACGTTAGCTTCTGCTTTTGATCCGCCTCCTAGCATGATCTCCGCATTGCCCCCGCGTGGGCGGATGGCCCCTGTTTTTGGGTTGTAGTCAAAGACAGACATACCCATCGTGCCCTGATTTAAGGTCACTGGAACAAAACCGTCGTCCTCCGCAGCTGCGGCTAGTTCTTCGGAAGCAAGTTGATTTGCGTCCAATAATGGGGAATCAGGGCCCAGAGCATTGGCTATCGTTCCTTGCGTGTCTCCACTGTCAATACGAGCATTAGCTTCATCAGACAAAAGCGCCCGAGCTTGAGCCAATATCTCATCGTTTGGATCTGGAGCGGGTCCTTGTTGCGCCGCCAACATAAGCTCTGTTGCCAAGCCCGCACTCGGAGGTTGCGCCGTGGCGTTGCGAACAGCCGGAGTATTGAGTTCCGTCGCGCCGATAGTAGGTGGAATAAACCCTTCTGTCTGTACATCCTGTTGAGGAACAAAAGCCTTAGACAACTCTCCAGGGAACATTACAGAGTCTTGAGAAGTCATCCCAGCCAACGCCGCCGCGGCTTCCCCCATGGGACCACCTTGGTTTTCAGCAATAGAGCGGGCGGCAATTATATCTTCCATCGTAGGCGCCGCTGGAGCAGTAGGCTCAAACCCATCTGCCATAGGCATGCCAGTGCCACGCATTAACTCACCCATGCCTAGTCTAGGATCGGCTGTAAATTCAGGGGTGGTTACCGGATCCATTGTTTCAGGAACGGGTTGTGTGAACACACGAGGTTGTCCCTGCGGGACAGGCATAGCCATAGCCATGTCCTCTTCCGCAATCCGCTCGCCTTGAGTAAGAATCTCCCGCTTCAAGGAAGGCTCTTCTATCTCAACACCTGATTCTTCGTGAAATATCTTGTCTCGAATAACTCTAAAGGTATTACCTAAGAACCGAAATATAGACCCTTCAACCGCATCATGCGCAGCGTGAACCCGAGCGCCTAAGTTACGATCAAGTGCCCGAAAATCCATAGGAGTTCGACTGGAAGAAGCAAGTTGGTCCAAGGCTCCCTCGCCAGAGATTGCTCTTTCTCGAACGGTGCCACCACGCTCAAACTTCTGCACCTCATTCATTAACGGCTCGGACGAAGTCATGATACCGCTCATCTGGGACAAGCGGTTTCTTGCGCCTCGATTCGAAAAGAGCTTTCTGTCGTTTACGTTCATAGTAACTCCTTACTGTCCTGCGCGGTACATACCGTAAAGTCCGGTGGCTAACCCGCCAGCCTGTGACATGAAACTTGGGCTCGGCGTAGAAGCCTGCGTGAAACTTGACTGACCAATCGGCATACCTTGGTAAATATCTGAGTAGAAACCAAGCTCCTGCATCGGCTGTTGATACTGTTGATACTGGTTTGCGAACTGCGCGTCCAGAATTGCCTGCTGTTGCTGCTGCTCCTGACCACCGATGTTCATCAAAGTATTCATATCGTTTAGGTTCAGACCCTGTTGCGCCTCGCCAAGCTGCGCTTGCTGCATGCCCAAGGATCCTAGACCCTGACCAACACCCGCAATACCCGATCCCAACTGTCCGTACTGACCAGCAATCGCGCCCATCTGACCTGCGCCCGCCAGTCCCATTTGACCGTACTGCTGACCCATCTGACCAACTTGAGCACCCAAACCTGCCGCCTGACCTGCGCCCTGCATACCCATCTGTGCGCCCTGCATGCCAAGTCCAGCACCTTGGCCCTGCGTTCCCGCCGCCATTTGTGCACCCGCCAGTCCCATTTGACCCGCGGATTGTGCGCCCTGCATTCCCATTTGTGCACCTTGCATCTGAGCCTGACCCGCTTGCTGTGCCGCGCCCATGCCCATCTGCGCTGATTGCGCTCCCATGGCTCCGGCTTGACCCGCTGCCTGCATGCCCTGCCCAGTGCCAGCAAGATTAAGTTGTCCGCTCGTGGCACGGTTTGCTGCGGCCTGACCAAGGCCCGCCAGCCCAAGCTGCGTAGCCTGTGCCGCGGTGTTCGCACCCGCTTGTGTACCTTGCATAGCCGCTTGTCCGGCTTGACCTGCTGCCGACATACCCGTCTGCGTAGCTTGCAAACCTGTGCCCGCACCCGCTTGACCAAGTTGACCCATAAGCCCTGCTGCTGATTGCTGCCGACCTTTGGCCGCTTCGTATGCAGCTTGAGCTCGTTGAGACGCGCTCTCATATCCAGCCTGACGCATTCCCGCAGCAGTCTTAGCCTGCTGGTCTAACACGTTTCGACTAATCTCCGCGCCTTCAATACCCTGGCGCGAGCCACCAAAGGCCCCCGCACCAACGGCTGTTGCACCAAGTTGATTCTGTTGTTGTTGCCCAGCGCGAGCCACATCCGCCATAGCGGCGTCAATCACCGACTGCTCGTATGGGTTCATGTAATCGCCAATAGCTGACGGATCAAACTCTGCCGCAGACCCTTGAAGGCCGGATATAGCAGC